CGCCACGTCAGGCCGCGGTTCTTGGGCTCGTCGGCATCCAGCGTCATGATCTGCGGCGCCCAGTAGAAGTCGCCGGTTACGGTGTAGGTGCCGTCTGACGCCGGGCCGAGGCAAAGCTGGTTCTCAGGCCCCTCGGCGATCGCAACCGGGCGGGTTACCACCTGCTGCATGGCGCCGTACATGTAACTGTTGCGCCAGTTGTCGAAGGCGACCTTGTCCAGATACGTCTCGTTGGCGAAGCCGACCGAGGTCACCTGAACACGGAAACTGTCCATGTCCCACGCGCCGAAATCATCTTCGTCGAGGCCGACGGTACCGGCGCCAAGGCCCAACGGATAGAAAAGCTGCCCATTGACCGTGGCGAAGCTGATGCCTGCACCGAGCAACCGACTCGAGCGCAAGAACATCCAGTCGTCGTGTGCTGTCTGGATCTCGATCCACGCCTGCTGCACCCAGTCGACGCAACGACCGAGGCTCCCCTGCTGGCCAACGACGGTCGTTAGCGTACCGCTCACGCCGCACTCTCTCGCCATTCGTTGGACCAGCTCGAGGTAGTTCATGGCTTACATGTTCCAAGTTCTGCCGATTTGGATATCTCTCACGGTCGAACGAGAGACACCAAACATGGCGCCGATTACATCTCTGTTTCTGCGCGGCATGATCGAAATCCTTGCTGCGTCGAGATGTGAGATTTTTGCGCTGTATTCTTTCGGTTTGAAAAGACCTTTTTTAAGCGCGTCCTGAACATTGTCGGTTACTGTTCCGATAAAAAGATGATCAGGATTGACACACTTCGGGTTGTCGCAAGTGTGACAGACAAAAAAGCCTTTCGGTATTTTGCCCTTGTGGACCTCGTAGGAAAAACGGTGCGCGCCGACCTTCACGCCGTCCACCCGCAACTGGCCGTATCTCGGCGATGCGCCGGTCCACAGCCAACAGCCGTCGGACTTCTTGACGTAAAGCCAAAAACGATCAATCGCGGGAAGCTCGGCGTGCGTCATTACATGTTCCGCCTTCTGAGCTCAGTCAGCCAAGCCTGCGAAAGAGGGTTCTTGTCCTTGATGATGGAGAAGGTGTGCGCGGCCGTGGTGAAACGCTTCACCTTGTTGACCGGATCCTTGCCCTGCTCTTCGATCACGTCGGTGTTGACGGTGTCGATCTTCGCGCGCATCAGCACTTCGACATACTTGCGCTTGGTGGTGAGCACGGTGTTGACCGGCAGGTAGCCGCACGGCACCCACTGGCCCTGCAGCAGCACTTCGCCGCCGCGGCCGTTGATCCACAACGGGACATGCGCAGCGGCGTTCTTGTCGCTGGACGGCTCGATACGGATGGTCACAGGCTCTTCGTTGAAGGCCAGCTCGTCGGCATAGTCGTCGTTGATGTTGGCCATGGTGATGCGCTCACCGATGACGATGTCAGGCTTGCGGTCGCTCAGATCTCCAATGAGATCGTCGTGCTGCTGGATCTTGCCCAGATGGCCGCTGTAAATTTCGCTTCTCATGTTCTTTCGGTCCTTTTCCTTTGAAAGAAGAAAACGGCGCGGGGCACCACGCCCCGCGCCGGTAAGCCATTACGAGATGATCGGACGATCCGGCCAGCCGACCAGATCACCGAAGATGTAGGTGATGCCGGTCACGCCAGACATGTTGCTCGTGCCGAAGATCCAGCCAGTCGTCGCATTGGCGGTCGAACCCGCCTTGATGATCAGATAGCCGATCGGGCAGAAGTCATTGTCCGTGGAGCCGGAGCCCGCGGGCGCGAAGCCCCCGAACACAGGCGCGCGAACAAAGTTGCCAGACGAGTCCAACGGCTGGATCGTGCTCTGGATCGCACGAAGCGCGCCAGTGCTGTCGAAGCCGATGATGTAAGAGCAGCCGTTGTTGGCGGTGACGCCAATGAACGCGTTGCCGGTGGCCCAGTCAGTGGTGGGCGTGGCAGCGTTGGCCATCGCCGTCTTGGTGTAGACCCTGCTCTTGATCGCGTAGGTGGTGGTGCCGGTGTTGTTGAGCGTGGTGGTGGTGCCCGCAGCGAGCGTCACCTTTCCCAAGCACATTGTTACCGGCTGGAACGATTGATTATCCATGTGTTCTGTCCCTCCTTCGGACAGTATTCAGGTTGTGGCTTAGTAGCCGATGACGCACGCCGGGTCGAAGCCCGAAAGCGCGCTGTTGAAGAAGGCATTCGGAACGACCGTCACATCGTCCAACGCCGTGGTGCCGCCAACAAAGTTGCCGGTACCGGTCGGGTTGATCTCGATGAAACCGATCAACGCCTTGCCAACCGGGAGCTGGGGGAATTTCACCAGCGCGTGGGTGGTGCCTTCCGTGCCCATCTGCGAGGTAACAGTCCCCGCATTGTCCACGAAGAAGCAAAAGACGTTGAACTTGGCGTTGGTCACGGTGCCCGAGAGAGCGGGCATGTCCGTTGCCGCGGCGATGCTGCCGTAAGTGCCGTTGGCAAAGTATTTGGTCGCCGAAGCGCCAGTCTTCGCCAAGGTGCTACCGCCAGCCTTGATCACAAGGCCAGCGGACGACACCACCAAACTGCTGTACCGATCGAACACCGGGGACATGACGGTGCGCAAGATGCCTTGCGAAACGGCGTCCCTGAAGATGGCGATCTGACGGTACAAGGTGTCAGTGAACATATTGTCCTCCTTTCAAGAGGTCAGTGGATTAAGTGCTGGCTATTACACCAGCACCTTGGATCCGACGAAGCCGACGGCCATCCAGCCGTTGTTCTCGATCATCACCGACTTCCACCAGATGGTGCCCGCATAGCCGCGCTGGCCGTGGGGATCGGACTTGGACTTCTCGCCCGGCGGAATGTACGTCGGGTTGAGGGAGTCCTTGCCGCGCACCGCGACCTGCGACCACGCATCTTCGGCCGCCACGATGAAGGGATAGACGTCGATGTTCACGCCGGTCGTCGAGTACAGGCCGGTGGCGCCAATGGCGGCACCCGCGTCCTGCAGCGACGGCAGATCCGGCGAGGTGATGAAGCGGAAGCGCTCGACCTTGCCGATTTCGTTCGGCATGGGCGTGCCCGACGCATACTTCTCGACGGGAATGAAGTTCGGGATGTCGCGAATATCCGGCTCGAGGTCGGTGTGGCAGTAGACCGTGAAGCCTTCCGCCACCGGGTCAGTGGCATAGTCGCCGCTGGCCTTCAGCACCTTGTTGACCGGCATGGCGTGGTTGGCCTGCAGGTTCTTCACGACCTTGCGGACCATGCCCAGCGAGAAGCCGCCGTTCACAGTCGCGATGGTCGTGCCGGTGCCACCGAAATACTGGTTGGTGCACGCACGAAGCGCACCGTACAGGATCATCTCGTTCACCAGCGTCACGCGCTCGCCGACCTGCGTGATCATCTGCTGCGGGATGTCATCCTCGTACAGATCATACGTCTTGTCGGTGAAGCCATACAGGCAGCTGTACTGCTGCAGGATGACGGTGGTGTCGACCGGGATGATGCTGTCGGGCGCCGGAGTGACACCTTCCTGCGTCTGGTGCGCGATGACCAAGGCGTTGCCGCGATCGCCGGTACCGTTCTGGAAGAACTGGTTCTGGCTGGACGCGGTGGCAGCCGTGGCGCCATAGGGCAGCCAGCGACGGGCGACATAGGTGTCGGAGTTGTTCTTCGGGAACTTGACCTGACGGCCAGTACGCCCGAGGACTTCCTTCGGCACGGCATGGGCCAAGATCTGGCCCTTGTACTTGTTCAGACGACCGGGGGTCATCGTGAATGTTTGCATGCTCATTGTTGTGTGGCCTCCTTAGCCACTAGCCAGACTTGAACCCTTCGTTGAAGCTCTCGTCGGCAGTTTTGCGTGTGGGTGGGGGATTGCCGTCGCCTTTCGGCTGCACGGCATCTTCAAAGCGACCGTTACGGGCCGCGGCTTGCTTGGAAGGAGTCTTCGGCGGAACAGGCTTTTTCTCTTTGGCCTTCTCCGCGGCAGCGAATGCCTTGAACTTCTCGATCGCACGGCTGACCACAAGTGGCGAGTCCGTGGTGTTGATCTTTTCCTTGTAGTCGTCAGGCTGTTTCGAAAGCCAAACCCGGAAGGGGTTTGCCTTGTCGACAACAGTCTTGCCGTCCACAGTGGTGACACCGACATCCTTGCGCCAGTTGGGGTGCTCTTCCTCGAGCAGCTTCAACTCGCGCCGGGCGACGGAATCATCGACGATGGCTTGGATGGCTTCGGGCTTGAGAGCCGTGGCCGCCTTGTCATCACCTTCACCTGCAGGCTTCTCGTCGCCAGTGCCCTTCACGCCCGCGAGAGTTTTCTCGAGGGCAGAACGGACGCGTGCGCCGATCTCAGGATATTCCTCTTCCAGCTCCTTGAACGCGTCGGCGGGGATTTCCACCTTCAGGCCCTTCGGAGTGGCGTCCTGCAGATTCTTGACGAGCTGCTGGAGATCGCCGGTCTTGCCGAACAGCTTCTCGATGCGTGCTTCCGCGCCCTCTGCTTTGTCGGCAGCGGCGAGGAGACGATCGAGCTGGCTCTTCGTCAGTTTGACGACTTCTTCGCCTTCTGGCTTGTCTTCACCTTCGGGTTTGTCCTCGCCTTCGGGCTTGTCTTCGCCTTCGGGTTTGTCTTCGCCTTCCAGATTTTCTTCGCCAGTGCCGAGCAGGTCTTCGTTCTCGTCTTCACCTTCCGGCCGGGTCAGCGCAGGGCCGCCCTTATTCGGCATGGTGAAGCCTGCCTCGAAATCGCTCTCGGCATTCTCGTCAGTGTACTTGTCACCTTGTCCAGACATTCTTTTCTCCTATTCGGCCCGCGTTTCCGTGTGCCGCACCTGTGGTAACGTCTATCGACTATTCGTCGATCGGCGTCGGGTCATCACCAAGACCCAGAAGGTACTTGGCGAATTTGATCTGACCGCGCAGCGCAGCGGTCTGCGCCTCGGTCAATGTCTCGTCATCGTTCTTGATGCGAAGCTGGGCGAGCTTCTTCTCGACCTCTTCGCTGATCTTGGCCCACAACGGACCTTTGCGCTCTGCTTGGTTCAGCGCGAACGGGAATTCCAGATCGTCGACAACGCCGTTTCTCATGACGTCACCGTTTCGTCTTCAGCGTTGGCCATGTCCTCGTTGCTCTGCTGCGACATGGCTTGGCCGTTGGCTGCGCGGCCGGGCAGCTGGGCGATCGGCTTCACGGTAGCGCCCGGCAGTGGCGCCGGAGCTTCTTCGCCGGTCTCGTCGGCGCCCTTGTTGTGGTGCTTGTGCAGGTCGACACCGTGCGCGGCCGCGGCCAGCTCGCGCTGGGCCTGCAGCGTCATGGCGGTCTTGGCCAGCTCGGCCTTCACCTGCGTCAGCGTCAGGCCGTTCTTGTTGGCATACTCCAGCTGCTTGATGGCCAGCTCCTGTTGCATCTCCTCGCGGCGCAGCTGGATCTCTTCGGCATTCATCTGTTGGTCGATGCCAGCCGAGCCGGTCGCGATCTTCTCGCGCGATGCAGCGAGGATCTGCGCAGCCTGCACGCGTGGATCCGGGGGCGGCGGCGTGCTGTCGATCTTCTGCTGCTCTTCTTCCGTGTACTGCAGCTTCTTCGGGTCCATGCGACGGGACTTGAGGTAGTTCTCCATCGTCCGGCGCGGGCTCAGGCCATAGGCAGGATCCTTGGACACCGGCACGAGGGTGGCCAGCGTCTGGTTCTCGATCGCCTGCTCGACCAGCGCCGAGGATCCGTGGGCGTCGATCTTGAAATCACCCTTCTCCTCGTTCGGTACCTTGGGATCCAACAGCAGCCACTCGTAGAAGTCGGTGACCAGAGGCTCGTTGACGCAATCGTCGGCGTTGGCGCCGATCGAACGGAGCAGCTGGTTGGCGTTGCTGTCCTGCAGCTGCATGCCGCCGAAGGTGTCAGGCGTGGTCTTGCCCGACTGGCCCTGCGTCACGAGCGGGATCGACGACACATTTTCGGCTTGCTTCTCGGCGAACTCGATGATCTTGAGCATCTCGTCCGTCATGTTCGGCACGTCGAAGGCGTAGAAAGCCTTGCGCACGTCATCACCGGGCGAGTCTGCGGTCTTGTACCAGATCTTGTCGGGCTCGAGGCCCCAGTTGCCGTTGGCCGGGCGGATGGCGCCCTGATCGATCACGATCTGCGAGCCGGAGCTCTTGCCAGCGTTGTTGAGCATCGCGCGGACGGACGCGTTGAGGATCCGCTGCGGCGCGCGAACCTGCTCGGCCACACCGACGCCAGCCCAGTAACCGGCGCGGCGCTGCCACGGCAGCACGCGATACGGGAAGTGGCCGGTGTCGAGCGGGTTGAGCACAGCGCGCACCACGGTGTCGCCGATCATGGTGGCGATGACGTGCACATGCTTCTTGTCGGCCGGGAGATCGTCGCGCGTCAGCGGCTGGCGGCCGGACATCTGGCGGCAGCAATCGATCTCGTCGCGCGAGAGCACGCCGTAGTAGTACCAGATGACGCGGCGACCCTTGCGTTCGTCCTCGTCGCCGTAGCGCGTGTTGCGCTGGGCGGCGGCGCCGACCGACGGCGAGATCTCCTGCTCGAGCACAAGGTCGATCTGGCTGGTGATGTAACCCGGCAGCTTCTTCAGCGCGCGGACCTGTGTGTCCGTCATGTAGTCGCGCTCGAACAGATACTCGCCGTTGTGGATGTCGTCGCCGCAGCTGGGATCGGGGAACAGGTTCCAGACGTCGACGTAGCTGACGCCCGGCTTGATCTCACGCTTGATCTGCACCGTGACGTCGTTGCCCCCTTCCTTGGAGGCATTCGTCATGATGGCTTCGGAGACCTTGGGATGCGGGCCCTTGAGCACGCCGGATCCCAACCGCGCGGAGTCGGCGATGACCTTACGCATGTTGGTGGAGTATTTGCTCTCCACCATCCAGTCCCAGATGCGCGTCTCGGCCAGCTTGGCCTTGTCGTGCGCGATCTGGATGTTCTCTTTCGCCAGATCGCCGACGGTCAGCGGCATGCGCGGCGCCGGGGGATTTATGGCAGCGGGTGATTCTCCGGCAGCACCGGGAGGTTGGACCGCTCCGCCCCCCGGTGCTGCCGTCGGCGCAGGCTGCGGTGCGGGTGTCAGAGACACAGCCGTCGCTGCAGCACCAGTTGTGGGCGCCGGGGCAGGCGGCATTTCGCCGGGCTGCGCAGGGCGCGTGAGCGGGACGCCTTCGTCGTTGACGACTTGGCTGTTGTCCTTCTTGGCCTTCGCCAATTCGGGAAGCGGCGTCTCCTTGATGGAGAACGCCTTGTCGCCGGACAGCGGCAGCAGGATCTCGGACAGCTTCGCCGAGCCAGCGTCGACGTAGCGCGCGGTCAGGCGAAGGAAGACGGTCGACTTGTGATCGGGCTTGCCTTTGATGGTGCTGCCCGCCTGCACGGGGCCATTCATGGCCTGCGGCTTGGACCACTTGCCGCTGCCGCCGAACTCGGTGCGGTTGGCGTCGTCGATGCCGATGTACGCGTCTTCGCACTCGGCCCAGATGTTCTCGATGCCCGAGGAGGTTCGGGCAGCCATGGCGGCATTCCGCTTGGTAGTCAGAGCAACGCTGATGGCCGCCAAGGTGCCCGGCTCCGGGTCCAAGTACGGCCTGATCAGCTCTGCTACTTCAGCAGGAATGCCGTCTAGGTAGTTCATTCGGTGATCAGCGCGCCCATATCGATGATCTCGGCGCCTTCGACACTGCCATCAGTGCCTGTGCCCAGATCGAACAGCTTGACCGAGATCGGCTTGACGTCGAGCTCGATTTCTTCCTCGCCGAGGATCTTCCACTTCTCTTCGAAGTCCTTCAGCTTGTCTTCCGGCACCGAGAACTCCGTGCTGGTGCGCTCGGAGTATCCGCGCTTGACGTCTTCCTCGCTGTCCTGACCGGCGATCGCCGGGCGGCGCAGCTTTTCCTTGTGACCATACGCAGCGATCAGCTCGTCGCGCTTGCCGCTCCACTCGTTGAAGGGATCCATCAGCGCGGTGTGCAGCTTGGCGAATGCGAACTTGCCACGCTGCGGCATGGGGCGCCGCTCGCGCAGGATGGTGGAGACGGTAGTCATTGCCGTCAGAAGTTTGTCGGCGGTTAGCTTCACAGTCATTTCTTTGCGGTCCTCAAATACACCCGGAAGCACAACGCCCCGGGAATCTTGTTAGCCCAGAATGTTCTGGGCGGTCTTTTTCAACTCGTCGATCGCGGTCTGCGTTGCCGCAAGGTCGTCCTTCGCGGCAGCGATTGCCCGTTGTGTGTTGGCCAACTCGCTGTTCGCAGCGGTGATGTTGTCTTTGGCGACCGCCAGCTCGGAGTTCGACCGGGCAGTAACAGAGGCCGCATCTTTTTTGGCGGCGGCGACCACACTGTCGGCAGTGGCACGGGCGTCACCCTTGATCTTCTCGGCCTCGGCTAGTGCAGTTCTAACCGTCGTCTCGGCCGAAGACTTGGCCGCGTTCAGAATACCCTCGCCTTCCTCGCGCATCGCAACGAGCTTTCTTTCGCCTTCCGCAAGGCGAGCAACGAGATCCTCGTGCTCTTTGACGGCTTTGTTGTAGGCGTCCTGACGCTCGGCAGCTGCCTGTTCGAGGGAGCCGAGGTTCTTGAGCACATCGGAGACAGCCACGATCGCGGAATACTTCTCCGCCATCTGCGCGATGGCCTCTGCGGCAGCGGTGAGATTGGACATGGTCTTACGTCCTCAACGGGTTGGAAATGTGGATGAGCATGGAGACATTGAGGCTCTGCGCCGCACCCCCAGTGATGACCGGCTTGATCTGATAGGTGTTCTCCAGAACGGCCTTGATCTTTGCGGTGGTGATCGCGATGACAGTGCCCGAGGCGTCGTTCAACGCGGCGAAGTTGGTACCGTCGTTGGATCCGTGAAGCGCGACCGAGGCACCGCCGAACGTGCCAGACACCTGAATCGACTTGTCGGCGTACTCAGGGTACTGGACCGCCCGGCACGAGTCGTTCTCGGTCACGGCTGCCCAGATCACCTGAAATACATAACCAGAGCCTGTCAGGCCGATGTCCACGATTGTCGGAGCGATAACCGCCATTGTCTATCTCCTTGCCATGCGGCGAACGAGTGGCACGAACAGAACGACGGCCTCCCCGAACGCTGTCAGTGTTGCTGTGACGTATGCGATGCCGTTGATCGCCGCGCTGAGCGCGCCGGGCGTCTGCGCCCCGCTCTCGAAATACGGAGGAGCGAAGTAGGTCGGCGCAAAGTATGAGGCTGGATTGTAAGCCATCAGTTCGGGTCCAGCGTGATGTTGGTGCGGTTGCCGCTGCTGTCGACGTCGGCAACGATGCGGTCGACGGTGTCGTTGATGTCGCGGAATGTGATGGTCGCACCACCCGCGCCCGAAACCTTGCCAGCCAGCGCGGCAGCGAACAGGCGCAGGATGTCTTCCGCCGAATACCCGGTCTCAAGGATCTGGGCCCACACAGCATCGGCCGCACCTTGTGCGGTCAGGTCGGTATAGGACTTGATGCCAGCAGCGAGAGTGCCAATGGCGGTCGGGACGGATCCTGCAGCGGTGCCGTCGCCGGACAGGGCCGCAAGGATGATGCCCTTGGCGAGGATGGTGGCAGATGCGTCGCCCGAGCCGGTCAGCGCGGCGATGGCGTTCTGGATGGCGTTCAGCGCGGCGGTGGAGACCGTACCAGAGCCGGTCAGGTTCGCTACGGCAGAGACGATCAGCGCGGCAACTGCGGACGAGATGTCGCCCGCGCCAGTCAGGGGGGCGACACCGTTGAGACCGCCAGCCAGATTGCCGCTGGTGACTGCGCCCAACCCAGTGATGAATTTCGTGCTGCCAATCTCGCCGGAGGTCTGGGGGAACATCCAAGCGTACGGCTGGTAGTAGCCAGTCGGCTCGGCATACTTGTACAGCGCCGTCGCCGCGCCGCCGGGGGCCTGCACGATGCGGGCACGCTGCATGCCTGACTTGTTCCAGTTCGAGCGCACCTGCCCTTCGACAGATGTGGTCGACCCGGCCAGAAACCTGCCGGGCGATTTGGAAAGAACGCTGTAGTTGCCCAGCAGCATTTAGCCCCACACCGTGTTGACGTGGCCATAGAACGCCGAGTTCACCGGGGTATTGGCACCGGCATACATCAGCCACTGCAGGTTCGCGCCGTCATAGACGCGCGGGAAGGACGGCAGCTGGTTGAGGAAGTCACGCTCGCCAGCCACGCCCACAGTGGTGATCGGGATGGTGATCAGCGGCTTGCAGATGATCAAGTTCATGCAGCCCGACACCATCGTCGCCGAGAAGTTGATGCTTTCCACCGATTTGATGCCCGGGTCGCCGGACTGAAGCGGAAGGAAGGGGCCAAACTTGCCGACGCCAGTGCCACTGTAGGGGATCGCGCCAACCGGGGAGGTGGTGTTGATGACAGGCAGTGACGGCGCGGTTGGTGTCAGGCGGCCAGCGGTGGATGCCGGGTTGGTATAGCTCAATTGCACTGTCGGGGTGCCAGCGCCCATGACGATGGACGGCACCAGATAGGCACGGACACCCTTGCCATCTGCATAGCGGGGCCATGCGGAAGCCCCGGTGAAGCTCTGCGCGCCGGTCGTGGTCACACTACTGATGGTGAAGCTGGCCAGCGTATCGATCAGCATGAACACGGCCGGGGCCGTGGTCGCAGCTGCCGAAAACACCGATGCGTCGGTGATCTGCTTGACGTTGGTGGAGACGTCACCGCCATGCGGCAGGCCGCCAGCACCAGAGGTGCCGGTGATGGTCTGGGACGTGACGGTCTGCGATATGTTGACGGTGTATGTACCGCCGTTGTTCGCGCCTGTGCCGGTGCCCAACGCCGTGATCTGGGTGCCAGCGACGACGCCTGATCCGGTCAAGACCATTCCGACCGTGAAACGGCCGGTGCTGTGGGTGGTGTCGGTGAAGGTGGTGGCGGAAATCGAGCCGCTCAGCGCCGCAGTCGTCGCCGTGGTGGTCGTGGTTTCCGACTGGGACTGCTGCGCGAGGTTCGTGGTGGACCCGATGATCGAGTTCATCTGCGGGTTGCCCGGCGCAAGGCTCAGGTCATACCACTGGCCCGCCACCTGCGCGGTGGTCGGCAAGGCGTTCTTGTTCCAGTCAGAGCGATAGTTCTGACCTGCGGTCAGCGCGGTGATCAACTGATCGAGCGATTGAATGGTCACGTTTAACCCCAAACCGTTTCAATGGTGCCGTGGATCGGCGCAGCGGACAGCGTGCCACGCGGGCAGCAAACCAAGTTCAGATAGGCGTCGTCTTCGATGATCGGCATGTGCGCGAAGTCAACGAAAGGGATGCGCTCGGCCGGTGCGTCGACGGTGCGGACGCTTACATTGTCGATGGGCTTCACCAGCACAAAGGCGACCAGTCCGATATCAGGACGGTCAAAGGTCACCGTGTCGATGCTGCGAACCCCTGTGTCGCCATACTGCAGCGGCATGAATGGCCCGGCATTCTTCGCTAGGGCAGCCGAGGTCGATATGATCGTGCCGTTCACCGTCTGGGTGTTGCAGGCCACGCGCGGGGTGTTGCGCCCCGATACGCCGCTGCTGTTGGTGTAGCCAACCGAGAAGGTCGGGTTGCCAGCGCCGCTCTGGCTGGCCACTTCCACCGCCATGATCTGCACGCCAGCGCCCGTGACACTGCGCGGTAGCGTGACCGTGTTGGTCATGACCTGCGAGTCGGTGATCGACATGTCGACGAACGGATAGAACAACAGGTAATCGCACAGGATCATGGGGAGCGGCACGGCGGTGGCCGTCTGCGACATCGCCATGAAGGTCTTCAGGTGCTTCTTGAAGCCGAGCGAGGAGACGTTGCCGCCGTGCGGGATGCCGCCATCGGTGGACTGCGCCAGCGCAATGGCGACGGCAGGGGACGCCGCATAGTAATTCGGCACCGGATTGCCCGGCGACATGGATAGGTCGAACCAGATGCCAGCACCCGTCGTCTGCGTGGCGGTCTTGCGCCACGTCGCGAAGAACGACTGGCCAGCAAGGTCAGCATCGACAAGTCCCTGTACCGAGGCCAGCGTCATCCGAGGATACCCGCCTCCCCGGTTGCGACGGCTTCCATGTTGGCGAGAACAGCCGCGTCGATATGGCCGCAAGGCTTGTACAGTTTGCCATCCTTCATGGGGATCACGGGCTCGCCGCATTCACCGCACTGGTAGATGGACTTCTGGCCCTGAGCAGCGTGGAAAGCTTCCATGCTTCAGGTCTCCGTCACGGTCAATGCGCTGGCGGCGAACTGCGGCTGGATGCCGTTGCTGACGACCAGTGAGGCCGACAACGCGCCGGAGTAGAGCAGGTTACCCGCGCCTGAAGACGCAGTGCCGATGCCAACGTGTGTCAGCGTTGCGCCGGATGCGCCGCACTGGGCGAACTGGGCCAGCGCAGCATTCGACGTCACGCCGCCGGACGGAACCGCCCAACCAGACGTCGTTCGAACGATTGGGATGCGGGCATAGTTGGTGTAGGCGGTCTCGTTGGTGGACTGGCTCGCCCCAGCCGGGCTCGCGGTGTGCAAGCTGAGATAAAGGTCTGTTAGCGGCGCTGACGCGGCGTTGTCCGCGATGTTCGCGATCGCGGTGGCGTTGAAGATCAAGGCCAGCACTTGGTTGTCGAAAGTCGTGCCTTTTGGCATGCGTCGGCGCCCCTGATCTTGTTGCCCGAATCCGCTTTGGGCGTATTCGAGATTTTTTGCAAGAGCTCTTGAATTCCGTAACGCGATGTGTTTGGCGAGACGACGCACCAAACAAAAAGCCCGCCGAGCAATATCGACGGGCTTTTCTGTCTCTTGGCTGCACGAAACTGGCGCAGTTGACGATGAACTACTTCTTCTTGCCGCCCTTTTTCATCGGGGGCATCTTGTCCTTGGCCATGTGAATCTCCTTGGTTTGCAACACAGGGACGCAGACGATGTGCTGATTCATCCGGTCTGTCCAGTATCACTCGCCCTTGAGCAGCAGCTTCTTGGCCCGGTCGAGCATCCAGTTGACCCGCTCCACCGTCGCGTTGGTGTTGAGCTCCAGCAGCTGGTACTCGTCCAGCGCCAGCACCACGATCTTGCCTTTAAACCGCCCACTCAGGTGATCAAGGATCTCGTCGGCCGTCATCTCGCCGATGTCCTTGGTCTTGGGTTTGAAGCGCACGATGGTGTTGTCGCGCCCAGCCGTGTCCTTTTCGTTCTTGATCATCCCAGCAGGCCCATCCCATCGTTGCCCACGTTCTCGAACGCAGGCACGTCAGGCCCCCGGTCGACATACTCGTCGTCGATAATGCGATCGATGACCTCGCACATGGCGCCGAACGCGTCGGCGCCGTGGCTGAATTCGTCGTGGTCCGGCGTGGCTGGCTCGTTGTTGGTCTTGCGCACGATGCGCTTGTAGCGGCGCAGGCATTCCAGCAGCCGCGCGCCGCCGGTCCAGCCGGTCTCGGCCGGGTCGCTGCGGTCGGTGCCGTCGATCATGATGCGAGGGAACGCTTCGCGCGCGGCCTTGATGCGCTGCTCTGGGCCTGTGCGCTCCATGGGCTTCTTCACCCTGCATCCCAGACCCTTGAGCCACATGTAAGGGCTCTTGCCTGTCTGCGGATTCTTGTGGTCGCCGTCGTGCGGCAACCAGTGCCAGCCCCAGCGCGAGTAGCGCATGCGCCGCAAGCGTTCGACCATCTCGTCGTAGCGCTGGAAGCTGTCCTCGAGATAGTTGATCACCGCAGCGGTCGACGGCGTGGGCTTCTGCACCACGACCACGGTCATTGCGTCGTTCCATCCCAAGTCCCAGATGAAATGCACCTGCAGCCGCGGATCATACGGCACGATGAAGCAGCGCTTGTCCTGCACCATCTGCGCCATTTCCTTGGAGTAGATTGCTCCGATCACGGACGATCTGCACACGCCTTCCCAGATGTTCTCGTAATCCTCCTTGGTCTTGCTGCGCTTGGCCTCGAGCCGCTTCTTGTTGAGGTTGGCAGGGAACCACGGATTGTCGGACCAGTTCATCTTGACCACGACCGCATCGTCCGGCGGGTTGACGACGAACATCTTCCACGTCGGGTCGGTGTCCATGCCCGGGTTGAACGTCGCCCAGATCTCGCTGTTATCCTTGCGGATGGTGGGGATCAGGATGTCCCAGCTGTTCTGGCTCACGCTCTGGGCTTCTTCCACCCAGACGATGTCGATGCCCTCGAACGACTTGATGGAGTCGGCCGTCTGGTCGCTCAGACCAGCGAACACGATCAGCGTGCCGTTGCCGCCGCGGATCTCGGTGTCGTAGACGTCGTAGAAGCCCTCAAGCCCGAGGGCGACGATGCGATCCTTGAGCAGCTGGTGCACGGACTGCTTGATCGACTTCTGCACTTCACGCGCGCAGAGAATGCGCAGCTTCTGCGCAGCGCCCAGTGCGAGCAGCGCATCGGCGACTGCCCAGCTCTTACCGCCGCCTCGCCCGCCATAGATGATCTTGTAGGTGTGCAGCTTGAGCAGGAAGCCCAGTTTCTTCGGCAGCTGGATGTTGACCTTGCGCGACGGTTGCGTCGGCTCGTGGTCCTCCGGCATGCGGAAGAGATAGTCGTGCTCGCCTGTCTCTGCGTCTGGGTTGAAATCGTCAGCGCTGATCTCGATGCCCGGCGCGTCGGTGCAGTCGCCCACCAGATCCATGTTCATGCGGATCATGCTGGGTTGGAACGCGGGCTCGTCATCGCCGAGCAGATCGGCATGCCTGTGCTGCATCAGAGTGGTCCTGTCATCAGCAGGTACAAACCGAACACGGTGGCGACGAAAGCGATCAGCACAAGGAGCTCTTTCATTCGACCAGATCCATGTGCTTCGCCTTGCGTGGTGGGTACACGCGCTTCTTCGGCGGGATCGCCACTGGGATCTCCTTGGCGCGCGGCAGCTCGCGCATCAGGGCGTAGGCCTGCGTGCCCTTGCCGTATCGCGCAAGGATCTGCCGCGTCGTCATCTCGTGTGTGTTCCACTTGCCCTTGTGGCTCAAGCGGACAGCGAAGTGCTGCGCGCCCGTGCGCTCGACGCGCATGCCAGCGAGCCGCATCAGGCACACGATCTCGTACACCTGATAGTTGGTGTTGCGACAAGACGAGTAGTAGCGCTTAGGCATTCTTCGCTTGCTGCTTGCGCGCACGGTATGCGGCCTGCTTCGCAGCGTCGTTGGGGTACAGCCGCGGGCGCCCGGCGTTGGGATTGCTGCGCTTGGGTTTGACCGGATTGCCGATGTCATCACCGACGAGGTCGTAGTTGTCCGAGGTGATGTCATGCTTGCGCTCAGGCTCTGGTGCGTCTGGCACCACGGTCGACGGGTCGACAGGCTTGAAGCGCGGACGCTCGCCAGCCTGTGGCCTCGTGTCTGCGCGCACCACGGTGTCGCCGCCCTGCGTCTCCTCGACGATCAGCACGTCGTCGTTGACCACGTTGACCGGCTCGCGCTTCGGCGCGCTCTTCAGTTTATCCCAGAGTGCGGATCCCATGGTCTCTCCTACAGATACTTGATGGCGAAGCCGTTGCAGATCAGATGCAACGTGTTGTCGGCAATGATCAGCAGCCACACGCTCAGCCACGGCGGCACGTCGGCTGGGTAGCCTGTCGGCGTCACTGGCCAGATGCACCCGTTCTTCGCCCACACGACGAAGCGCGCAAGGCGCCAGCGATCGATGATGAAATGGGTGATGAAGATGAAGTTCAGCGCACCCCACGTTGGCGCAAGGAGAATGAACGGCAGCGAGTAGCACAGCACATGCACCACCGCGGCCAACGTCTGTTTGGTCTTCTCCGTCGCCATCCAATGCGACTGGAGCAGATAGTCGCCGATCAGGTGCGCGAGGATCTGGTCTGCTGTGATGAACATCAGTACCACTCCTCGTCTTTGAGCTTTTCCTCCAACGACCACGTCGCCAGCATGACGTATAGAAAGAGCAGGCCTGCACCAACTGCAGCGGACACAGGAACGATCAGCAAAAGCCAGTACGGGTTCATGGGTGTGCTCCTTGATCCGTGTGCTGACGAAAGCCCTTGTAGGCATCGTGCCTGCGCGGGTGGAAGATGTTGCCGCGTGCGCGCTTCTCGAGCACAGCGTTGATGTATGCGATCTGCTTGTGCGTCACCGGCTCTTGGTACGGTGCAATGCTCTCGGGCAGGATGACCGGCTCGCGCTGGCCTTGGATGTACACGCGCAGATCGCCAGTGAACCTTTCGCGTTCTGCATGAAGCACCTTGAACGGCACGCCGCGCCAACCGCTGATGTGATCGGAGCTGTGCTCTGTGCGATTGGTCAAGGCCATCAGAATGCACTCCTGACGCGCTGCCACCACGACAGCTTTGGGGGTTGGTTGAGCTGCGCGATCGCGTGCTCGGGGCGAACAACATCTTTGTGGTGCGGGCCGTGGTTGTGCAGCACGGCGTGCAGCTGACGCTCCAGCAATTCTCTTTCGGTGAGCTCGGTCATGCCATCACTCCTGTTCGAACAACACCAACATCTTTGCGCACCACAAGGCGGCAGCGCAGTTGCCACGACAACCAATCGACGATGTGCTGGTTGAACATCAAACCAGCGTCACGTTGATCGACAGGTTCTCGCGCCGCTGGTCGTTGTCCTTCTCGAATCCGCCCAGATGCTTCATGGCCATGTCGATCGCCTGCAGCTTGTTGAAGGGCTGAAAGTCATTGGGCCCCATGTGCGAGATGGCCGCTGCGGTCTTGGCATCCAGCTCTGTGAAAAGTTTTCGCGTGCCGTCTGGGTGATAGAGCTTGCGGCGATCGAACGTCGCGATCGCGTGGATCTGCGCAAGCATCTCGTCCATGTCGAGCCCGGCACGACGCAACGATGTGCCTGCGAGCTCGATGATCCGTGCACGGATCGCAGGACGACGCAGCAGGAACGGTGCGTTTGATGGAGCGTATCCAGCTGCGATCGCAGCTTGCCGAGCATTTCGCTGCAGCTCGACGTACTTTATGCAAAACAATTGCTCGGCAATCGTCAAGGTTGTTACCGGCAAAACATTTTGTGACGGCGGGAGAAGCTCCTGTTCAGGAGTTTCGTCACCAAGCAGGTCGGAATTGTCGCGCCGCGAATCAACCATGAGTTACGATTTATCAGTGAAGGGCGATCTCTGTCCAATACAGCTCGCCAATGCGCCACAGGAAACGCTGCTCGATGCCGGTGACCGGGTAGCGCGTGACCACATACACCCAGTCGTCACAGTGCAGCTGCACCTCGACCGGGGCATAGGTCGGCAGCGCCGGTAGCACATGCTCCGGGGCCTGCAGGATCGGCATGGAATTACTGCTGGGGCTTGTCTTTGGAATCGGCCTTGAAGCCGTCTTCGAAGCTGGACTGGGCGCCATCATCAGTGCCTCCGGTGGCACCACGCATCAGGTCCAGAATGGCCTTGAGGGCCTGCCCCTCATTCTCGAACGTCTGGCCTTCGGGCAGGGCGGGTGTGCCGCCCTCGGCCGGGCTGGCACCTTCGGGAGCGGCCAGATCCTCGCCATCCTCGGGCTCGTCGCCGCTGATGACGGTGTAGCTGCCGTCCTTGTTCAGCATCACCGTGCAGAGCACGGTGGCATCGCTTTCGTCGCCGTCTTCGTTGTCGTCCTGATCCTGCGCGCCTTCGCCGTTCATGGTCTCGTTGTCGGTGTCGCCGAGGAGATCAGCGTTGCCGCTGGGAGCGGGCTGCTTGCCCGCGGTACCGTTCAGAAGTGCCATAGCCAGCCCCTGCAGATGAATCAGGAGCTGACTGAAGACACAGATCGGCCATTAACGCAAGGATCAGCCCAGCAGGTCGCTGTTGTCGGGCGGGGGATCTGCAGCCAGCATCTCGATATCCTCCTGCCTTGCGCTGCTCTTGTACGCCGCCTCATCTTTTTTCAAAGCCTCGTACCGTTCTATAACTTCTGAGAGAGAAATGTTCGGGCGTGTTTTTCTCAGAAGCAAGCCATAATCTTTAAGCGGGCCTGATCGCAAACCATCAAGAGATTCAGCGATTTCGTTTTTATTTTTAGACGTGTGCTTTGCCGCCCGTGATTTATTTTCAGCACCAAAAACCCTTGGAGCATTTTCCCACTCCACCGGATCGGGCCAGTCGTGTGTTTCGAGCTGACCCAACTTTCCCCTGTGGGTCTCGCATGTGCGCGTCATGCCTGTGACCGAGCGCACAAACATGGTGCTGTTGTGCTCGAACAAAACGCCACACACCTTGCAAGGCGACGACCACACATATCGGCTGCTCTTGCCTTCCCGAGACACCCCCTCGAGCCGAAAGCGTTGACCATCAGGGGTTGTGAATACTTGACCGGGCAAAAGTTTTTTATCCTCGCCCCGCTGGGCTGTTTCTTCAAAAGCAATCATCATGTGTCGAAGAGATTTTGCAGCGCCGCGCCGGGGCCTCTCAATCGGGTCATTTTCACGCGCCTGCTCATACACAATGCTGGCTTCACCTGCTGTGAGAAAAGAACCCAGATATCTTTTCTCGCCACGCACCGTGATGGCTGCAGTAAATCGATCGATGCGCCTGTCGTAGGTCACACCAACATAGGCCGCAGCTTCTGCGCGTTTCCGCTCGAGTGTTTCGTTGTCTATCATCAGTGGCAAATCCTTTTCTTCGGATCTTTCATGTAATAAAAATCGAGCCGCATCTCAGCGTAGCCAAGATCTGTTTCGCCCCAGAGCCAGTCGACATCGAGCAGCGCCTCATAGATGGCCGAGGGGCGGGCCCCTTCTTCCATCATGCAATCGATCACGGCATCCTTGGCATTAAGATATTCGCCATGATGTTCCACGTCGGTCAGCGGAGACTCTGGTATGTCATAGCCCCCTAATGCTTCGAACTCGGCCTGTTGTTCGAGGGTGAGCTGTTCTCTTTCGGCCTGTCTCTTTTTCGATAGCATCACCGGCTCCACAACGAATCACTTTCACACTCCAAACCTATATTGTACTCAGCACTGCTGCAAACCATACGCCTCTCCGCTGCGTGGGGTAGACCTAAAGGTCTATACCCCCATACACAGCAGAGCGGGGTGGAAGAGTAATATTGGGTGCAGAGTAATGAGTGCTGAGTTGATGAGTAGCTTAGAGTATAGCTTTACTAAAAGAGCGCATTGCTGAAACAACATAAAAACCGTGTTGCCTGCCGCCCGTCTAAGCATGCCGCGCGGCTCGGCCGCCTACCACGACACCGGCCGCCCGAGGCCAGCACCGGGCCCCGGGCCAGACAGGCAAAAACCCAGCTTTTCGGCCAAAAACAACCCCATTGTATTTCGTAACGATATGCGCATATCATGTCCTGCAACCTGTGAGTTGCAGCAACCAAAGCAAGGACCGACAAGATGAACACTGCAAAGATCGCCAACAACAGCAACGAGCACCCCATCGACCGCCTCGGCGCCGTGCTCGCCCAGATCAAGGATCTGGAAGGCATCGCCAACCCGCTGAAGGAAGAGGTCAAGGCCATGGGCCCCGGCCAGCACGACGGCAACCTGTTCATGGCCACCGTCTCCGACGTCGACGAGAGCGAGAGCTACGATAGCAAGGACATGGAGAAGAAGCTCCGCGAGATGGGCGTCACTGACAGCTGGTTCCGTCACCACAAGAAGGTCAAGGCCGGGTACCGCAAGGTGCTGGTCAAATCGCGATAGGTCGAAACGCCGGGTGGAGGCCCGGCGTATGCCAGTGATGCTGGCACTGACGAGACCAACCAAGAAGGAATGACACATGAAAGTTCGCGACTACTTCGCCGGTATGGCCATGCAGGCCTACATCATAGCTGCGGCGCAGAAGGCCCCGGCAATTACAAACGAAAACGAAGAAAGCATAACCGCCGACAACTACGCCCTTGCAGACAGCGCGTACAACATGGCGGCGGCAATGATGCAGTACCGCGAGGACAATCTCGAGGCAGGGAAAAACTGGTCGCTGACGGTCGAACCAACAAGCGGCGACGATTTTATCGTGCGTGGGGTTACCAACATGGCCATCTACGACATCGGCGAGCGCATCGAGCGCGGCGTCATAGCTCTTCTGTGTGAAGATGAAGACTGCGAGGTGATTTTCATTTCCACACCGTAACAGGTCGAAACGACGCCCTGCCCCGGCGCCGTCTGCCAGTGATGCTGGCACTGATGATGACCAACCAAGAAGGACAGACCCTGATGACGAAACCCACGCTGGTCCCTGCACCCAAGACTTGGCAGGAGAAGGCCACCCTGCTGCAGAACAAAACACTGGAAGCGCTGCACGCTTGGAGCAACGCGCTGGTCGACTACCAGACAACCCCCGGCATGCTGTCGATGAACACCATGGACCGCATGGAGACACGCATCGGTCACCTGTGGGCGCAGTACAAGGCCGCTGCGAAAGCGCGCGACACCTTCTTCGACAACCAGACAGGGAAGGCCTGAGCCGTGACCAAGATCGGCGACAAGCTCTGGCGCTACAATCGCGATGCGGACAACCGCATGGGCCGCGATGGCAAGATGATGGATCCGTGGACCGACAGCTACAAGATCACGGGCGAGAGCAAGACGCACTGGCTCGTATCGCTGGGACACTACAACGCTAAGGTCAACAAGAAGACGCTGCAGGAGAGCACGCGATCGGGCTGGGGCAACATACAGTGGTACACCGAGGCGGGCATGACCGAACGCAAGTGGCGCGAAACGCACGCCAAGAAGATTGCTGGCCTCGTTACCGGCCAAGCCACCGTCGACCAGTTGAAACAGATCGCCAAGATTGTTGGCTACAAGGAGACCGACCAGTGAGCAACACCGAGAACACCATTATATTCGACGAAGATAGCCTGAAGAACACGGCCGAGGCGTTGATCGTCGTCAACCCCCGAGGACACAGCGTGTCCGAGGGCATCTACCAGTACATGAAGAACACCGCGCTGCGGCAGCTCGACAAAACACCCGACTATGTCGGCTACCTGAGCACGGCCGGGTTCGAGCTTTGCTTCTGGCGCGACGATGACGGCCACATGAACGTGCGCGCGTCCGTCATGGCCTACACCGTCGTTCGCTTTCTCAAGGAAAAAGGACTGAGCAAATGAAACAGGAACTGAAAGACAAGATCCTCGCCGTCACGAAGAACAGCAAGTTTGGTTCGATCCTGCGCTGCGCGCTGAACGTCGAGCGCGATGCGCTGCCGCGCTTCACCGGCAAGGCGATCGTGACCAGCGATGGGTTCGTCATGGCTACCTTCATAAGTTCTGACGGCGATCTGGGCGATTAAAAACAAAAAATCTTGGACCCACATCACAAAGGAAAGCACCTGATGTCTGATACCTCTGATATGTTCCGCCGCTTCCAGCGGCATCCTGAAGCCCTCGAGCAGGCCGACACGGTCGAGAAGTTCGTCGAGCTGGTCTATGCGGGCCCGGCCAAGGGCCACGCCGATGCCGGTGTGATCGAGATGTTCGTCAAGCCGTCGAACGCGTGGACCCGCTACGTCTTCCGCACGCTGAAGGCCCACGGCATCGACACGGCGCCGTCCCGGCCGCTGTATGTGCCCGAGGCGAAGAAGCTGACCGACATTGTCTGGGATGTCCGCTTCCTGCCATGCCCCGAGGGTGGCCAGACGCGCGAGCAGAACCTGCAGCAGGTGGGCCACAGGCTCTTCCTGAGCGGCCTGCGCAGCAAGGGTGACATCCCGTTCGGCACCATGGGCGGCACGCGCAGCTGGTCTCCCGGCTGGCTCAAGCGCGGCGAGAAGATCCGCCAGCACAATGGCGGCAAGACCTACGGCTGCTATGCCCGGCCGCAGACCGCTGTGCTGGAAGCGTGGCGCAGCATTGTCGGCGGCGTGATCGACGCGCTGGAGTTCGTGCGCTGGGACGACGGCCGCACGCTGGTGCTGGCGCGCGGCGAGAAGACGTTCGAGCTCTGGCTGGCGCTGCTGGATCCCGGCGCGTGTGGTGCTGCCACCCTCATGCCGTTCGAAGACCAGCAGCTGATCGCCGACAACAAGGCCGCTGCGATCGCGGCGTGGGGAGACGACGCATGAGCTGGGAGATCGTCAAGACCCTGATCATCGTCTTCGTGCTGATCGCGATCGGCACGGCGATACCCTACGCCACCCAGTTCGGCATCCGTCTGGTGGTGCCATGAGCCAGCCCAAGACCGAGGTGTATTTCCTCGCCCAGATCCGCGGGAGCAACGGCATAGAGTGGGGCGCGTGGCGCGACATCACCGAGGATCCTGACTGGGTGCACAACACGCTGGACGAGGCGCTGGTGCATCTGGAGTGCTACCTGCACTTCACCAAGCATGGTGTGTATCCGGCCGCGTACATGGAGATCCTGCACAATAAGGGCAGCCTGCTGGCCATGCTAAACTACGAGAGCGCGAAGATGCAGCGGGAGCACATCATCAAGAACAAGGAGTTCGGCACCAAGACCCAGCTGCGCATCGTCAAGCGCACACTGGTGATCACCGACGAGGTGGTCGAGGTGCCCGCGACCGTCAGCTACGGAGAAGAGAAGTGAGTATCGATTGCCCCTACTGCGGCAAACCCGCCGAGTTCGTCAGCGGCCCCGAGATCTATCCGCACCGCGGCGATCTTGCGTCGAAGCAATACTGGCTGTGCCGGAAGTGCGATGCGTATGTTGGGTGCCACCAGAACACGACGACGCCCCTCGGGCGCCTTGCAGATCCGAAGTTGCGCAAGGCCAAGATCGCTGCGCATGCCGCGTTCGATCCCATCTGGCGAAGCGCGCACGAGAGCAGGCGGCCGAAGGCCCGGCGCGATGCGTACAAGTGGCTGGCCGAAGCTCTGGGCATGCGCCCGGCCGACACGCACATCGGCATGTTCGACGAGAAGATGTGCATGCGCGTGGTGACGCTGTGCAAGGAGTACGCAGTGAAGAAGCTCGCTGCAGAGATGATGGAGAAGTGACGCACGACGTTTTGAAAACCTTTCAACCATTTTGACCGCAAACCAAGGAGAACTAGCATGACCACTTATCGTGTTTCTTTTGATGTGCCGGAGAGCAAGCTGACCACTGTCATCGGTCTGCTTTCCAAGGAAGTGAAGAATCTTGTCATCCGTGACACCGGCACGATCAACGGCGCAACGCCGTCAGCCGCAAAGCCCGTGCCGCAACCGTCGCAGCCACCCCCGCCCCAGCACAGAAAGTCCAGCAGCCGCAATGGTGTCCACGGCGCCATGTGGAATTCAACCATACAAGGCGTCATGGACCGGCACGTTCATGTCGGCGACATGATCACCATGCAAGATATCCAGAGCATACTCGCCACGAACAATTACAGGCCGACATCTGCCAGCTCGCTTGTCACCAACATGGTTGCGGCTGGCCTGTTTGAACGTGTTGGGGGCGGCAACCTTCGCTGCCTGAAAGATCCGGCAAGTGTTGTGGTGGCCCGGGGTTAAAAACCCCGGGAAACCGGTCTGCAACCCCCGGGTTGACAGGTATGCGCATATCCCCCATTATCCCCCTGCAACCAACCAAGGGATTGACCCCATGACCAAGAATATCCACACCGCCAAGCTCCCCGACGGCACCATCGCCAAGCGCACCAGCTTCTCTGGCCGCGCCTACCTCTTCTGCGTTGCCACCCTCCCGTCTTATGAGCTGGCGCTGAAGCGGGCTTCCAAGCCCTCCGAGACCGACGCTTCGAACTACAAGTACCACCTGCGCGTCATCGCTGAAAAAGGCACAACGTACCAGACCAAGTGGAACAACGAGACTAACGAAGAGTACGCCGCCCGTTGCGCCGAGCGTGTCGCTGAAGCCATTGAGGACAACAAGGGCGCGACCAGCGCCGCCGAGTATGTGGCCATCAAGGTCGCCGAGCGCATCGCCCACATCGAAGATCTGAAGGCCAACGGCCATTTCAAGAAGTGGATTGTGCAGGGCTGGCAGTCCCGCGCGGATCTCGCCCAGAAGGAACTGGACAAGGCCCTGAAGAGCGAATGGTTGATCGTCGCCGACGCCAAGATCATCCCCGTCACCATGGTCACCGAGTAATGGGCATCCTCGATCGCTGGTCGCCCTTCCCCAAAGTCAACAGCAGCCGTGGCGCCCCGATGGGCCGCCACGGCGACGGCGTCGACCAGTGGGACGGGCAGGGTGAGCTCGTCGCCCGCCACTGCGGTGGTGACGGCTACTATGACTGTGGCGGCGCGTACTGGGGCCACAACCGCGTGTATGCCGTCTGGCGCAAAGGCCACGGCCGCAGGTTCTGCGCCTACGTCGAGGCGCACAGCAAGGCTGGCGCGATCGCCATCGTCAAGCAGGAGAGCGAGCAATGAAGACCGCAGTCAAAGCCAAGCGCCGCTTCACCGAGCGCAGCAAGAAGCATAAGCCGATGTCGCTGAGCGCCGATCACAAGGCCGTTGTCAACGGTGTGACGCTCTTTCCGACACAGGTGCGCGTGCCGGATCACGAGAGCAACCTGTTCAAGCCCGGCGCCAACAACGTCAAGATCGGATCCCACGTCGCCAAGGGAAAACTCTGGGCGGGCTTTCCGATCTACATGCTGTCTCTGGAGGAGCGCGCGACGTGCCCCCGGGTGTGCGAGAACTGGAACCAGTGCTTGTTGCCCGGATCTCTTGTGCTGACTGCGAATCTGCGTTGGGTGCCGATCGAAAAATTGAAAGTCGGCGACAAGATCGTCGGCTTCGATGAAGAGCACGATGGTTCTCGCAGAAAGTTAAGGCGTTTTAGAACGTCGATCGTCGAAGCGCTTGGCGAAGCGCGAAAGGCATCGTACCGGGTCAGCACCAGTCTAGGTGAGTTGAGCGCGTCAGCCGAACACCTTTGGCTTGTTCGTCGCGATCGCGCCGGGTTCATGTGGCGCAAGACAGAAGATCTGGAGCTCGACGACGAGATCCAGTTTCTCAAGAAACCGTGGTTTCAAAATGAAAGCTATGAGGCGGGGCGTGTACGCGGCTTTGTTGAAGGCGAAGGTTTTGTTGACGTTCGCAAAGGCCGCCTTGGCTGGGCGCAAAGACCCGGCAAGCTCATAGAAGAAATAAACCACGACGTTAAAAAACTTGGCTTCCATTTCATCAGTCAGTTTTGTCGTTCAGGCGTCAACAGGTCCGAGATGCATCTGACCCATCTCGAGGGTGGCTGGCGTGAAGTTATGCGCTTCCTCGGAACGATCCGGCCGACACGTCTTATCGAGCGCGCAGAAGAGCTGTTCAACGGTCGTTTTGTGCAGGCAGCAGATTACGGCACTGCCGCCAAGGTGCGTTCGATCGAACCGCTCGGCCGTAGAAAAGTGATCACCATCAAGACGTCAACCAAGACCCTCGTGGCTGAAGGATTTCTCGTTCATAACTGCTACGGCAACCACATGCCGTTCGCCCGCCGCTGGGCCGCTGGCGAAGCCCTCGAGCAGGCCATCCCGGTCGAGCTGACCAAGCTCGCGAAGAAGCATCCCGGCGGGTTCGTTGTCCGGCTGCACATTCTCGGCGATTTCTACAGCGCCAAATACGTCAAGCTCTGGGGCTCGATGATGGCGCGCATCCCCCAGCTCTGCGTGTACGGCTACACGCGGCGCGAGAAAGACAGCGCCGAGGGCATACACCTGCGGATGATCGAAGATCTGCACCCGGGCCGCTGGCGGATCCGCTGGAGCGAGCGCCCGGGCGAGATGGGCACCAAGGTCACGGATGATGTCACCGCGCGTGGCAAGACGCCCGAGGGCATCGTGTGCCCGGCCCAGACCGAGGGCGACGAAGTTTGCTGCGGCAATTGCAGCCTGTGCTGGAGCCAGTCTGCTCCGATCATTTTCATCAATCACTAGGAGGACCGACATGACCAAGTACCACGGCGTATATGCGTTGGATTTATTTCTGCGCGACAATCCTGCGCACATCTTGCCGTTCGTGGCATTGATGGCGGCGGAGCCTGAAGCAAATAAGAGCGTCGTGTTGATGCTACGCAGCGCTAAACAAGGCAACTGCGTCAAAGACTGCGGCCCTTGTGGCAAGCCGATAAAGAGCGTGGGTGAGTTGGCAGGTTTTGCCTACTTCCGTGGGCAGGACGACAGGAACGACAAACCGACTGCGCTTCTTGCGGCGGTGTGTCAGAGCTGCGCTTCGCTTGGCCCTGACATTGTGATCAGCCGATATTCTGATCTGCTTAAGAAAAAACTTTTTAACGGCGAGCTGGTCGCCGTTCCTGATCCCACCAGCGACAACTATTAGAAAGGACCGAGAAATGGGTACGCGTTCAGACATCATCGTTCAAAGACAAGACGGCAAGTACGCCCGGATCTATTGCCACTGGGACGGCTACATCGATCACAACGGCAAGATCCTTTACGCACACTACAACTCGCAGGAGCTGGCCGAAAAACTGACGCAGTTGGGCGATCTTTCTGTGTTGGCGCCCAGAGCGAACAAACCGAAGGGTCACACGTTCGACACGCCGAAGAAAGGCTACTGCATCGCCTACGGCCGTGATCGCGGCGAGAAGGACGTCGACGCTACGGTGGTCGACACGTTGGCCGAAGCATGGCCTGAGCAGGACACATGGACCGAGTTCACTTACGTCTGGTCGCGCGAGCTGGGCGGCAAGGATTTCGAAAACGGCGCGTGGTGGGTGGGCGATCCTGATGAAGGTTCGCAGACCCTCAAGCTGCTGGCCGAAGTCATTGCCGGTGTCGCCGTGATCAAGACGGCGATCAAGGTGCCGTTTCTCGGCGCCAGCAAGAAAGTGCAGAGGACATAATGGACACTGCAGACAAACTGAGAGACGCCAACCCGTGGCGTGCCGAGCCGGATCCCGTCAAGCTGGCGATCCTCGGGAAGCTGAGCGAGGAGCTGGGCGAGCTGCAGGCGGCCGTCGCGCGCTGCATCATCCAAGGCCTCGACGGCGTGCATCCTGTCACCGGCAAGCCGAACATCGATTGGTTGTGTGAAGAAAAAACCGACGTCGAGAACATGTTGTTCTTTTTAGGCGAAGAGCTGTCGCTGTTCTTGGCTATCGATGGCTCGGACGATGCCGCGATGACAGAACGGCGCAAAAAGAAACAAGCGCACATCCAACAGTGGTTGGATCAGTTGGATCCGCCACCTTTCGATAAGGACAGCAAAGAGATGTTCGTCACTGCCGAGTTGCTTGGTAGTGGCTGGGCTGCGGTGTGCTACCACTGGAACACCGAAGATCCTGTTGTGCTTAAAGCGCGTGGCTTCTGGGAGCCTTGGGATGTCGTGCCGGGCAGGTACGCCACGGTCGAGGAAGCCGACGCCGTGGCCCGGGAATGGGCCCGGGACACCGGGGTCCGCTACCGGCCGCAGGAGCCCAAGAAAACCGCCTAAAATAATCTGCAACCACCCCCTTGCACCCGGGCCGGATATGCGTCTATCTTGGCCGGGTGATCAGGAAGCTCTAAAAATGACCCAGCCCAAGCTCAGCCCGCGCCCGATACACGTCATCGCGCGCGACATCCGCAACAACTGGCCGAAGCCTTACTTCGGCGCCGTGCCGTATCTCGACGCCATGCGATCGTTGGACCAGATCACCGACAAGTACGGTGAGGACTCTGGCGAGAGCATCGTGCTCTACTTCCTGAGCAATGCCGCGACTTGGAGGGGTCCAAAAGCAAGAGAACTGAAAGCAGAACTGAAGGCCATCCTGAAGAAGGTGAAGTGATGCGCAAGATATTTCCGCTATCTCTCCTGCTCTTGCTCGCCGCGTGCGGGCCTGATGCGAACGAACGCCGCGCCCAGTTCCACAAGGACTGCGACGGCGCCTTCACCCCCGCCCAGTGCGCTGTCCTGTTCAGTATGCAGGAGCGCACCGACTCACATACCGAGGCCAACGCTGTTCTGACCGGCGCCGCGATCGGTATCGTTGCTGGCAGCTCCGCAGGCCGACGTTAAAACAACCCAAGACCGCAAACCAAAGGACCGCAAAAATGGATACGCCTGACTTCAAAGTTTTCTCCCGCGCCGTGCACGAGCGATACGAGATGCTCGCCAAGAACGAGCTGTTCGTCGTCGACGTCACCAACATCTTCGAAACCTACCTCTCCGCGTTTCCGCAGGGCAGCAACCCGGTGTACCGCACCAACCGGGTCTACGACTGCAACTGCTGCAAGCAGTTCATCCGCAAGCTTGGCGCCCTTGTGCGCATCACTCTGGACGGCGAAGTCCAGAGCGTCTGGGACAATCTGGATCTGCCGCATCCGTTCGACATCGTCGCGCAGCGTATGTCCGAGATTGTGCGGCAGGCGCCGATCAAGTCGGTCTTCCGCACCAAGGAGCGCCAGTACGGCACCGAGTACAACTACGACACCAAGGACAACAATCGCTGGGATCATTTTCACGGTGTTGTTGGTGCCAAGCACTTCGCCACGGATCCTGAAGCCAAGCGCGGCGAGCAGGATACCAATGCGCAGGTGCTGCGCCGCGGTCTGGAAGAGATCCGTGCGGAAGACATCCAGAGCCTTCTGGAGCTGATCGACGCGAACCAGCTGTACCGCGGTGAGCAGAGCAGCGGCGTCTTGCACGGCTTCGCGGATCTGCTGCGCAAGTACAAGGCCTTCAAAGGTGGCAAGGATGTTTTCGTCTGGGCCAACATCACCCACCACGCGGCGCGCATCCGCAACACCGCGATCGGCACGTTGCTGCTGGATCTGGCCAGCGGCACGGATATGGAAAACGCCGTGCGCAAGTACGAAGCCATGGTCGCCCCGCACAACTACAAGCGGCCGAAGGCACTGATCACCCAGCGCATGGTCGACGACGCCGTGAAAACGCTTGACGAGCTCGGCCTTGAAGGCGCCGTGCATCGCCGCTTCGCCCGCACCAACGACGTGTCAGTGCGCAACGTGCTGTTCGTCGACAACGCCGTGCGCGGCAAGATGAAAGGCGGGGTGGCCGGGCTGCTGGCTAATGACGTGCGCACTAGCCTGAGCAAGCCGAAGCAGGCCACGGCAGTGCACATCGACACCTTTGTCGAGAGCATCCTGCCGACCGCCACGACGCTGGATCTATTGCTCGAGGGCAGGCATCTGGGCAACTTCGTCAGCCTAACCGGCGGCGACGGCGACGAGAGGCTGTTCAAATGGGACAACAACTTTGCGTGGTCCTACGATGGTGAAGTGACCGACTCCATCAAGCAGCGCGTCAAGGCGGCTGGCGGCAAGGTCGATGCACTGTTCCGTGTCAGCCTGAGCTGGTCGAACTACGACGATCTGGACATCCACTGTGTCACGCCGAGAAAGAAGCACATCTACTACAGCAACCCGTGCGGCATTCTCGACGTCGACATGAACCGCGGCGGCGGCAACGCGCACATGCACAGCCCCGGCTACTCGCGCACGCCTGTTGAAAATCTCGCCTTCCGCACCGTCGAGGATGGCGCCTACGAGATCGTCGTCAACAACTATGCGCAAGTGGAATTCACCGACGTCGGCTTCACGATCGAGATCGAGTACGGCGGCCAGATCACCCAGCTGAGCTACGCCAAGGCGGTGCGCAACAAGGAGAGCGTGCTGGCTGCCAAGATCACGTTTGTCCACGACGAGATGCAGATCGAGCCGGGCGAAGGCATGACCGGCGGCGGGATCTCTACCGAGAAGTGGGGCGTCAAGACAGACACCCTCGTGCCCGTGTCGATCGCGCTGAACAGCCCCAATTACTGGGATGACAACGCGACTGGCCAGAAGCACTGGTTCTTCATGCTGCAAGGATGTAAAAACCCGGATGCCGTGCGCGGCATCTACAACGAGTTTCTTCGCTCCGATCTCGAGAAGCACCGCAAGGTCTTCGAAGTGCTCGGGTCGAAGACTAAGTGCCCGCCGACGGATGATCAGATTTCCGGCGTCGGTTTTTCTGCGGCGCGCAACGATACGGTGACCGTGGTGGTCAACGGTCGCCGCGCGTACAACATCAACTTCTGAGGAGAATTGGACCGTGAGTATTGATCTGTATAAGTACGCCGCCCAACAGGGGCTGCGCTTTCCCTCCCGTGCCGGGAGCCTGTCCGTCGAGGATCTTTTCCAGCTGCCGCTGACCAGCGCGCGTGACGCCAACCTCGACGACACCGCCAAGATGGTCAACGCCGCGCTCAAGAGTGTGAGCGAGGAATCCTTCGTCACCACCAGCAACCCCCGCAAGGGCCCGCTGGAAGTGGCGCTGGAGATCGTCAAGGATGTGATCGCCACCAAGCAGGCCGAGAACGAGGCTGTGCGTCTCAAGGCCTCGCGCGCCGAGGAACGCCGCAAGCTGCTGGACGCCATCTCGGCGGCCGACGCTCGCGAGCTGTCTTCTGCGTCGAAGGAAGATCTGCTCAAGAAGCTGGCCGAGCTGGACGGCTAGAAGTGCAATAAGCAGCTGGCCGCACCGACGGCCAGCTGCTCTTTTCTACCGCTACTGAAAGAGATGAAGATGGGTGTGAGTATTTTGTGGGAGCCGGTCAATGAAGGCTTTGCGCTGAAAGATACTGGCGCGGCGTCTGACACGGTGAAGCGGCTGGAAGATACTTTCGGCCCGATGCCTATCGAGCTGAACGAAGGGCACTGCTTTGCCCTCAAGGCCATGACCGCTGCATCTGGCCTCAAGGCGTATGAGAACCTTTCTGACTTGATCAACGAGCACGGACCTATCCGTGTTTTCACTCGGTTTTGAGGAGCCGAAACCATGATGGCAATGTCCGACACTTCAGCGAGCGACGACTGGCCCCTGTCACTGGATCAGGCGCGGCGCATCCTTGAAGGCAAAGCAGGGCCGATCAGCAGGGACAAGGCCGTGGAAACTGTCTTTGGCGAGATTGCCCGTCTGAATGGCGTCATCAACACACAAGCCCGGTGCATTGCGGATGTCCGCAAGGCGCTGGGGCTTCGCTAGGGGAGCCCATGACCTTGGACGTTCGACCGCACCAATCACAGCTTGCTCCGGAGGAAAACAAATTCCACCAGGGCAATGGCGATGACGGCAAGCACTACTGGCTGACGCCGTGGGATGCGCCGGAGTTCAAGGCGCTGGAAGCCGAGTTCGGCCCCTTCGATTTTGACCCGTGCCCGTTTCCGAAGCCGGAAGGCTTTGACGGCCTGACCTGTGAATGGGGCCAGCGCAACTATGTGAACCCGCCCTTTGGATCCATCCTGCCGCCGAGCGGTAAGGGCAGGAAGATTGGCCCGACTGGCTGGGTGCGGAAGGCCATAGCGGAAGCCCAGAAGGGCAAGCTGGTCGTGCTGGTGTACCCGGTGGACAAGTGGCTGCTGATGCTCACCAAGGCCATCCTGGGCGACCACGCCGAAATCCGAAACCTGGGCGACGTGAAGTGGAAGGCCACGGAAGACGGATCCACCGGCAAGGGGACTGGTCGGCACATCGCCTGTTTCATCCTTCACCCTCAACCCCAAACTTAGACGAGCCTGAAATGAGAGACGCAACCATGAGTGCAGTTGCTGGCGCGACCATGCCGCCACACCCGACGCCCTGGACCGGAACCGACGAAGGCGCGCCAATCGGTGATACCGGCGACGAAGATCGCCCCTTTGTGATCCGTGACGCGCGCGGCGAGGTGGTCCTGACCATTTGGGAGGAATACGCATGCGAGTGCTGCGAGGCACCAACGTCTTCGATCTCCTCAACCGGCCGCAACTCGCCGACTTCGTCATCCACCAACCCACGGTGAAACCCAATGGCCAGTAAGCCCGCCACCAAGAATGCCCTGTTCCAGCTGGACCTCGCGAAGCTCCGCAAGAAGTGGCCCGAGGTTATGATCTCCGTGCGCGACCGCGCCCGGTTCAACGAGACCATGCGGCTGGTGAACAAGAACAGCAAAAAGCGTAAAAAGCGCAAAAAGGCCGTTGCAACCTAGCGGTTGTTATGCCTATCGTCTGGCCTGTCGAACACTCTGGGGGTTACCTTGAAATCTGACTGTTACGCGCCGCCGTCACACCTGCACATCCCGCCGCCCGTCCCGCGCAGCATGACAAAGTTCACTGCGCACTGCATCGGCTGGGGCCTTCTGGCTCTGGCTGGCAGCCTCGCCATCTGCGCCGTGGTGATCATGGCAGAAAGCGTCCTTGCGCCATGAGCGGGTTCTGGTCGGACGAAGACAAACAAACGATCAAGGCCCTGTGGGCTGAAGGATTGTCGGCCACGCAGATAGCTCGCCAAATGCCCGGCAAGCGCACACGCAACGCGGTTCTGGGTGTCGTACACCGGATGAAATTGTCGAGCAGGATCTCCGCAAAAGGGGGCCTGCGCCCTGTCCGGGTCTCACGCCCGCCACAACCCAAGCCTGCTCCAGTCGCCGACACCCCGGCCCCGGCCCCGGAAGACCCCGGCCCCATGCATCCACCGCTCACCACGCTGACCGTGCGCGATCACCACTGCAAGTGGCCCTACGACGTCGGCGCCGACTATCACTATTGTGGTGCCAAGCCACACAAGGATCATCCCTTCTGCGAGTATCACTGCCGCAAGGCGTACCAACCGAAATTGGCGGCGAAGAGAGCCGCGTAACGCGTTCCCGGGCGATCTTGCTCGGGCACAATGGAAGGACTGCACATGGAAACTCAATCGTTGAAGGCCACCGAAGAAGTCGGTGCCCGCGGCGCCACGCATCCGCGCGTGACGCTGGAAAACATCAAGGACAGCATCGGCGCCGTTTTCTTTGCGACTGCGGACATGATCCTGCCCGACGCCGTCAGCCAAGACGAAGCGGCGTATATCGATCCGCTGGGCATTCTCACCATCTGCGTGGTTGTGCTCAAGAACGGCTTCGTTGTTCTGGGCAAGTCGGCGCCCGCCAGCCCCGAGAACTACACCCGGGAAAAGGGCGAGCAGTTCGCCTACGAAGACGCGGTGCGCCAGATCTGGCCGCTGATGGGCTTCGCCCTGCGCGACCGGCTGCACCGGGATTCGGCCGATGCCGAGACCTACATGCGCGCCACCGGCCAGCTGCAGGTCATTCCCGATGACATCCGGCTGAAGGCGATGGACGCCGATGCTGTTGTTGCTCTGGCCGTCAGCCACGGGTACCCCGAAGCTGGCCACGGCCGTGTCGACGCGGAGACTTTCCTGCGCGTCAAGCGGGAAGGCGGCAGCTACACGGCGCCGGTTGTCGAGCAGACTTTGCCGACCATTCCCGGCGACGAAGATCTGCAGGCCATGACCGACGACGAGATCTACCATCTCGCCCGCGACCACAGCCTGCCGCTCGGCGAAGACCCGTCTCGTGAGAACGACATCGCGAGCCTGATCACCAAGCGCGACAGCGTTGTCGTCATCAAGAACGACGGCCCGCCGCCGATCGACAGCGACGAAGAGCTGGAAGGCAGCCTCGACGGCTACATCAAGGATCTGGCCGTCGCGCATGGTCTCGAGTACGTCGACCGCGCCGACGCGATCGCCAAACTCAAGAAGGTCCGTGACTCGCTGGTGAACCACAACGCCGCCAATAGCGGCATGCCGAACCCGGTCTAAGACCGGACTACCCGTGGCGCCCCGGGCGGGTCATTGACCGGGGCATCTTATTCGAGGACCGCAAAATGATCTTGTTCCACAGATCCAGTAACAACTATGGCGAAGTCCCGCCTTGGGATGAACAAGTCTGGTGGGTGTTCGAGATCACCTTTAGCTGGAAGACTTTCCTTCTGGGCTTCTCCGTCGGTGACGACGTCTATTGTCTTAACGTCGGCCCGCTTGCTTTCATCTATTTCTACAACTGGGCTGCTCGCTAGCGCATGTACAGCTTAAAGACTATCAACGATCTGCCGTTCGCGCCGTGTCTAGCGCCGTGGGTCCGCAAGAGCTGGCTCAAGAAGATCACGGTGGAGAAGGCGCCGGACGGCTGCCGCGTCTGGGGGCGCGTGCTAGAAGGGCCCTGCTGGTTGTTTCATGGCTCCTGCAACGGCAAGGGGCATCGCAAGGTGCGGGTGCAGAAACGTCTGCAGTACCTGCACAGGTATTCCTTCTCGGAATTCCACGGCATCCCGCTGGCGTTCGTGGACAACGGCGACCATCTCTGCAGAAACAGGAATTGCTTTCAGCCGCTTCATATCGATAACGTGACATCACTGGAAAACTGGCTGCGCGGCGACGGCCATCTCACGACATTCAAGACCGCAGAACCAACACAGGCCGACGAAGATCTCGTGGCCGCTTTGAGAGGATACTAGCATGATCAATCTTAATCGCCCCCACGCCCGCGTCCACCTTGGGCCGACCGGCAAGCCGGGCATTCACCACAAGCCCGTGGTGCGCGACGAGATCGGCGACATCCAGCTGAGTGTGTCGATCGACGCCACCGGCCGCACGCGCGTCGACTTCGGCAAGCCGGTCACCTACATCGCGCTGCCACCGGACAAGGCCTACGACTTCGCCAACCTTGTGCTCGAGCACGTCAAGGACAAGCAGGGCGGCGAGCCGGTCAATGTCACCGAGGAGAAGATCATCTCAGCTCTTGCGCACACGCTGGCCGTCAATGGCATCGGCAAGAAAGGCGGCGAGCCCGACCGGGATCTCGCCGCGATCCTCGTGCCGGAATTCATGGCCCAGATGGCCGTGGACAGTGGTGTTGTGGAAGAAGTCGTGGTCTCTGAGATCGGCCACGACGCTGTCGCCGAGGCGAAGCCGTGAGCAACAAAGGCTGGATCGGCGTAGATCTCGACGGCACCCTCGCGCATTACGACCACTGGCGTGGCATCGCGCACATTGGCGAGCCTATCCAGCCGATGCTGGAGCGCGTCAAGACGTGGTTGGCTGAAGGCAAGGTGGTGAAGATATTCACCGCGCGCGTTCACAGCGACGGGACGCCGGAGCGCAACATCGAGGTGTCGGCTGTGCGGCGCCACATCAGCAACTGGTTGGTGCAGCACGTTGGCCAGACGCTCGAGATCACCAATGTCAAGGATTTTCAGATGATCGAGCTGTGGGACGATCGCGCAGTGCAGGTCATTCCGAACACCGGCATCACGATCGCCGACGAGCTGATCTCTGAAGTGAACGCGAGGAGTGGCAAGCCGTGATAGACCCGTGGTTCAAGCCCAACCGGGCCCCTGACGAGAAGATCGGCGGCGAAGTTCGCCCGTATCTGGAGCGCTGGCACCTCGCGCGCAAGAGCAGGATCCCCGGCCTGTCGAAGTTGCTGGAGAACGTCTACCTGCATCGCGTGCTGCGCAGCGACGATGATCGTGCGCTGCATGATCATCCTTGGTGGAACGTCAGCATCGTGCTCTGGGGCGGGTACTACGAGTGGATGCCGGTGATCCAGCAGGGCTACGCCGAGGGCTGGGACCGCCGCACCCGGCGCGTCTGGCGTGGCGCCGGATCGATCGTGTTCCGTCGCGCTGACGCTGCGCACCGTCTGGAGCTGCCCCGGTACCCTGTCAAGCAGACATGGACCCTCTTCATCACCGGGGTGAAATGCCGGGACTGGGGCTTCTACTGTCCCAAGGGGTGGGTGCACCAGCAGCAGTTTGGAGATACCGGCTGCTAGTGCTTGACAGCCGCAAATCACCCAAGCGCTAGGCTCTGCAGAATTCTGTTGTATCAACCTGCCACTTGCAGCAGCTTAGTCGCCCAACACCGAGTATGATTCGATGACCGCCAAGAAAAAAGAAACACCTGTGCAGAAGCTGCTGCGTGTATCCGGGGGCGTCCCGGCTATCGCCAAGGCTCTGAACATCTCCCACCAGTTCGGTTATGAGTGCGTCAACCGCGGCTGGTTCCCGGCGCCGCGCGCGAAGCGGCTGGAGGAGCTGTACGGCATACCGCGCAAGAAGCTCATGAATCCTGAACTCGTAGATCTTTACAATTAACTTTTGATATAAGCCCGCGCTATTGCGCGGTGGGGAGCGTTCTTGTCCGTGCCGGTCCAACCGCAGCCGCGTAGCATTGCCGTCCCTGTGCCGTTGCGCGGCATCAAGGGCTGGCTGCTGTGGAAGTCCGAGCAGATGCTCGGCGAGAAGAAGCCACGCAAGATTGCCTATTGGGCTGATGGTGGAAAGCGCCACGGTGAGCAGGGAGGCGAGCACGACCGCCGCCGACTGGTCACCTACTCAGCCGCGATCGACGCGCTGGCAAAAGGAGACTTCACCGGCCTCGCCTTCGCCCCGCTGCCCGGCTTCAATGTTGTTGCGTTGGATTTCGACAACTGTGTTACCGATCGCAGTGTGGCGAAAGAGGTGCTGGATGTAATCTACGGCACCTACGCTGAATTCAGCCCCTCGGGCAACGGTGTGCGCGCCCTCTTCCGTGGCAACGTCGGCAATCACAAGAAGATCTCCAAGGACGGCAGCATCGGGTTCGAGACCTTCTCGACCAGCGGCTTTGTCACCATCACCGGCAACATGTTGGTGGGTGTTGATCTGGCCGGGTTCGAAGACACCGTCGCCGACGTAACAACCGCGGTTACTGAGTATTGCGAGAAACGCTTCGGCCACAACACCCGCGACGAAATCTCTAACGCCAACGATCCGCTGGCCAATCTTAAGCCGAAGCTCGGCTTGACCATAACCCAGATCGAAGAGCTGCTGGCCCAGCTGGATCCCGACATGGACCGCGACCAGTGGATCCGTGTCGGCATGGCGGTCCACCACGAGACCGAAGGCGATGACACCGGCTTCGCCATCTGGAACGACTGGTCGGCCGAAGGCGGCAAGTACCCGTCAGAAGAAAATCTCCGCGAACAGTGGGACAGCTTCGATCGCGCGAGGAACATGGGCCGCCAAGTCAGCATGGCGACAGTCAAGCGGATGGTCAAAGAGGTGAAGGCACCGAAGCCCAGCACCGCCAGCGCTGAAGAGATCTTGGACCGTATCTCCACCATCAAGTCCGACGGGCCCGTGGCCAGCGTCGGCAGCTCCGAAGGCTTCCAAGGCAAGTTCAAGGCGTACAGCGCTGGTGTGATGTCCGATCGCCCGCCACCGGACTGGCTGATCGACGATGTAATTCCCAAGGCAGATATCATGGTGCTCTACGGCGCCAGCGGATCCGGCAAGAGCTTCGTTGCTCTGGACATGGGCGCCAGTATCGCGCGCGGGATCCCGTGGCGCAGCAACCGGTCGACCAAGGGCCGTGTGCTGATCATCGCGGCCGAAGGTGGTGGTGGTGTCGGCAAGCGCATCAAGGCCTACTGCCTCCACCACGGGGTTGATCCGTACACGCTCGATATCTCGGTGATCACCGCCGCGCCAAATTTCATGCAAAAGGAAGACATCGGCGAAGTCGCAGCGACCGTGAAGGACGCAGGTGGTTTCGACCTGATCATCGTCGACACCTTTGCGCAGGTAACGCCCGGCGCCAACGAAAACGCTGGCGAGGACATGGGCCTTGCGCTGACCAATGCCAAGGTGCTGCGCGAAGTCAGTGGCGCCATGGTCCTGCTGGTGCACCACTCGGGCAAGGACGCCACGCGCGGTGCCCGAGGGTGGTCCGGCATTAAGGCCGCCATGGACGCCGAGATTGAGGTGATCAAGCACGACAACGGCGAGCGCGAGATCCGCCTGACCAAGATGAAGGACGGCGACGACGGATTCCGCTGGGGCGTCAAGCTGGAAGTGCTGCCGACCGGCAAGGACAAGCACGGCAAGGAAATCACCAGCTGCGTGGCGATCGAGACCGACGCACCGGCCGTGCGATCGCCAATGGATGACGAGCCGCGCAAGGGTGTGCGCCGCTTCTCGGCAACCGAGAATCACATTCTGGAGATTGTGGCCACCATGCCGGAGACGGCGGCAATGGGCCGGGAGAAGTTCGTTCGTTTGTGTGCGGAGACACTGCCGACACCAGAGGAAGGCACCCGCGACAACAGGATGGTGCGCACGTCAGCCGCCATCACAGATATGTGCAAGGGCAAAGACGCACCCTTCAGAGAAATCGAAGGGGTCATCCATTTTCTTGTTACCTGACCGTTGCAACCCGCAGGTTGGGCAGATAGGCATGATGTCACTAAGTGCTATCTGATTCGCGAAACGTGACAAAAAGGAGAGTAGAATATGTTCAAGTTGACGATTGAAGGCACGTCGCCTTCGGACCTGAAGACCAAGCTGTTGGCCGCCGCCTCGGAAATCGGAGGCGCCGCTGCCCCCGCCACCGACAAGCCCAACAAGCCTGCCGCCGCCAAGGCGCCCGCCACTCCCAAGGCACCCGCCCTGACCTTCAAGGCTGACGTCGCCCCGCTGCTGCTGCAGCTGGCCGACAAGAACCGCGACAAGGCCAAGGAAGTGCTGGCGTCGTTTGGTGTTGCCAAGGGCGCCGAGCTGACGGCGGAACAGCTGCCGGAAGCCAAGGCTGCGTTCGAAGCGGCGATTGCCGAAGTCGACGAAGATTTGGCCGGTTGATCAGGCAATGGCAGAGCACGCGCTTCTGTCGCCCTCGGGCGCGCATCGTTGGATGCGTTGCCCGGGGAGCCTGCTTCTGGAGAAGGCAGCTCCAGACCGTTCTTCACGCTACGCGGATGAAGGAACCGCGGCCCATCTAATCGCAACAGAGTGTCTGCAGTCCGACGGCAAGATCGCGCCAGACGACTATCTCGGCCGCCACCTCGACGTGGGCGAGAGCACGATTCTTGTCGACCACGAGATGGTCCAGAGCGTCGAGCAGTTCATTGAGGTGGTCGAGAAGTACGCGGCTGGCGGCGGCCGTATCCTCGTCGACAAGCGCGTCAATTTCAGCAGCTATCTCGGCGTCGAGAACAGCACCGGCACCGCCGACGTCATCATCATTTTCCCCGACCGCATTATCGTCATCGACCTGAAGTATGGCCGAGGTGTCAAGGTCTATGCCGCACACAACGAGCAGTGCCGCCTGTACGCACTGGGCACGCTGCACGACTACGGCTTTGCCGTGGATCCGACCGACATCGTCATGGTCATCCACCAGCCTCGCCTCGAGCATGTCGACGAAGACTGCATGACCGTCGAGGATCTGGAAGCGTGGGCCCAGAACGAGGCCAAGCCCGCCGCGGCTGAAGCTCTGGCCATGTTCGACAAAAACGAAGCCGACGAACTTCGTCTTGAGCCCGGCGAAAAGCAGTGCAAGTTCTGCAGTGCCAAGGCGACGTGCCCGGCGCTGAAGGCCGAGATGCAGGTGTCGATTGGCCATGTCGCCACAGCCGAGGATTTTGCCAATCTCGACCGGCTCGACGACGACGAGCTGGAGCTGACCATGCTCAAGGTTCCGCTGGTTGAGACCTATTGCAAGGCGGTGCGCGGCGAGATGGAGCGGCGTATGTTCGCTGGCCATAAGAGCAAGCATTTCAAAATCGTCGAAGGCAAGAAGGGCAACCGTGCGTGGTCCGACGAACAGCTGGTCGAGGCGGCGATGAAGTCGCAGAAGGTCAAGCCCGACGAAATGTATACCAAGAAGCTTGTCAGCCCCACACAGGCTGAGAAGAATCTCAAAAGTAAAAAGCCGAAGGCGTGGGCTGCTCTGCAGGAGCTTATCGTCCGCGCCCCCGGCAAGCCATCTGTGGCACCCGTCACGGATAAGCGGGCAGAGATACCCGCTTCTGCCATCGCATCGGATTTCGCTGCGCTGGTTCAATCTGAAAATGATCAAGAGGAATAGTTGACTATGGAAATCATGCTGAAAGACGTGCGTATCGCTTTCCCCGCTATCGCGGAGAAGCAGGCGATTGGTGATGGCGAACCGGCGTATGGCGCCAAGTTCATCATCGTCCCGGGCTCGCCGATCGTGAAGGTTCTCGATGATGGGATGCTTGCCGTGGCCAAGGCCATGGACAAGTGGAAGCCCAACAACGAGGCGATCTTCAAGAAGCTGAAGGAAGACAAGAAGGTCAGCTTCATCCACGCGCCCTACTGCAACAAGAACGGCGTGCCGTATCTGGGCTTTGAAGACATGTTCTCGCTGGGCAGCCGCAACGCTTCCACCCAGCCGACCGTGTTCGACAAGTACGGCAAGCAGATCCCGGGCGACAACAAGGAAGCGATCAAGTCGTTGATCTATTCCGGTTGCTACGTCAACGCCAAGATCCAGCTCTGGGCGCAGGACAACCAGTACGGCCGCCGCATCAATGCGTCGTTGCTGGGCGTCATGTTCTCCAAGGATGGCGAAGCGTTCGGCGGCGCGGCTCCTGCCAAGGCGTCCGACTTCGCCGAGCTGGCCGCGGATCCGGCCGAAGCCATGGACACCGTCCATGGCGGCGACGACGATCTGGTAGGCTAGTCCCATGGCTGGCGCCGGACACAACAGCGGCTTCGCCCGCGACGGTCTCAAGTCCTTCATCTCGCGCATCGAGCGCATGGAGGAAGAGAAAGCCGCGTTGTTGGCCGACATCAAGGAAATCTATGCCGAAGCGAAAGGTACAGGTTTTGACACCAAGATCCTGCGGAAGGTCATAGCTCTGCGGAAAATGGACAAAGCCGATCGCCAAGAAATGGAAGCCTTGGTGGATCTGTACATGAACGCCGTCGGCCAAGACGATGACGACCTGATCGGATAAGGTGGCGCCCGGCCAAAAGCCGGGCGCCCCTTTCTTTTGCGCGAGACCGCCGTGCCCGTACTTTTCATCGACGAAGAAACCTATAGCGAAGTGCCGATTAAATACGGCACGCATCGCTACGCCGAGAATTCGGAGATCATCCTGTTCGGCTACGCGTGGGACGACGACCCACACCAAGTCTATGAAGGCATGCCGGGCAATCTGGAAGAGATGTTCAACGCTGCTGACGAGATTGTGATCCAGAACAGTTTCTTCGACCGCACGAATCTCGCCTACAAGGGCATAAAGATACCGATCGAAAAGATCACGGACACCATGGTGCTCGCCCTCGCGCACGGTTACCCGGCCGGGCTGGACCAGATGTGCGAGGCTCTGGATGTCCCGGTCGACAAAGCGAAGAAGAAAGACGGCAAAAAGCTGATCAATCTTTTCTGCAAACCGCGCCCGAAGAAGCAGAAGCTGCGCCGCGCAACCAAGGAGACCCACCCCAAGGAGTGGGCCGAGTTTGTCGATTATTGCGGCTTCGACATCGTGTCGATGCGGGAGTGCTGGAAGCGCCTACCCCGTTGGAATTTTCAGCCGTTCGAGCGCAAGCTCTGGTACCTAGACCAGAAGATAAACGACCGTGGTGTCGCGATCGATCTGGATCTTGCTGCTGCCGCGCTGCGCGCCGCCGAGCGCGCCGGGCAAGTGCTGGCCGCGGAATCCGACGAGATGACGGACGGCGCGGTGAAGTCGACTACGCAGCGCGATGTGCTGATGGCGTACTTGAACAACGAGCTGTCTTTCGAGATCACGGATCTTAAAAAAGGCACCATCAAAAACATTCTGAAGAAGGGCCAGCTGGAGCCCGGGGTCAAGGAGATCCTTGAAAACCGGCTGCAAGCCGCCGCCACAAGCCCGGCGAAATACAAAGTGCTGCTCAACTCAACTTCGCTCAGCGACGGCCGCCTGCGCGGCACGCTGCAGTTCTGTGGTGCTGGCCGGACCAGCCGGTGGGGCGGCCGCTTGTTCCAACCGCAGAACCTACCGCGCCCCACCCTCGAACAGGCCATGATCGAGCTGGGCATTCTCGCCATGAAGGCGAACTGCGAAGATCTTATCTTCGACAATGTCATGGAGCTGTGCTCGTCGGCTGTGCGCGGCGCGATCATCGCGCCAGACGGCAAGAAGCTCAGTATCTCGGACCTGAGCAATATCGAAGGCCGTGTGTCCGCGTGGGTGGCGGGGGAAGACTGGAAGGTCAAGGCGTTTGCCGAGCTCGACGCTGGCCGCGGCGTCGACATCTATGTGCTTGCTTACTCCCGTGCGTTCGGCGTGCCTGTCGAGACAGTGCTTGCCAACAAGAAAACTGGCGACGGCATGATGCGCCAGATCGGCAAGGTCATGGAATTGGCCCTTGGATACGGCGGCGCTGTCGGCGCGTTCGCTTCCATGGCGCTTCTGTACGGCATCGAGCTGCCCGAGGACGAGATTGTCGAGATCGTTCAGAAGTGGCGCAAAGCGCACCCGGCGATCAAGCGGTACTGGTATGATCTGGAGTGGGCCATACGACAGGCCTATCGCAACCCGGGCGAGAGCTTCAAGGCTGGCCCGGTTACCGCCGATCGCGTCGGCCACACTGTGCGCCTCAAGATGCCGAGCGGATCCTACCTTTGCTACCCGCACTTCAGCGAAGGCATCGGCGAAGACAACCAGTGCTCGTACATGGGCATCAATCAATACACCCGCAAATGGGAGCGCATCCGCAGCTACGGGCCTAAGTTCTTCGAAAACGTGGTGCAGAAGATCTCGCGAGATATTCTCGGCCGCGGCATGATCAAGGCCGAGAAAACTGGGTTTGAGATGGTCCTGCATGTCCACGACGAACTTGTCGCGGAATCCAGAGAAGACGACGAAGACCTCACACATGCGCAGCTGTCGAAGATCTTGGCGACCAACCCGCCTTGGGCATTGAATTTGCCGCTTGCTGCTGCGGGCCACGACACCTATCGATACGCAAAGGAGTAGAATAATGACACCAGAAGGAAAAATCGAAAAGCACCTGAAGAAGGAAGTCCAAGCTTCCGGCGGCAAGGTGCGCAAGGTGAAATGGATCGGCAAGAGCGGAGCTCCCGATCGCCTGATGTGGTGGCCCGCCGCGCACAAGCACGACCCCATGGGCACGATACCGCGCATGGCGTTCGTGGAGCTAAAGGCAAAGGGCAAGAAGCCGACCAAGGTGCAGGAAGAAGAACACGCGGCGTTGCGCGACGATGGCTTCATTGTTCTGACGTTGGACAGCATCGAAGCGGTGGACCGGGCGATCGTGCTGGTACGCGACGGCGTGGTGGTGCCCGAGGGTGCTGCCGCAGGCGCGGCGCCACCAGCCCAGAAGAGAAAGCGGCCGTCGACGGATCACATCGACATCGTCAAGGTGCCGCCGGATCTGCCACCGCGCGACAACTCAGATCTCGTCGAATGAGCAAGGTCTTCAAGCCGCACGAATACCAGATCCCGATGATGGACCAGATGCGCTACAACGCGCGCACTGGCATCTGGGCTCCCATGGGCGGCGGCAAGACCGTGTGCACCGAGACCGTGCTCGACCAACTCGATCTGGTTGAGGATGTCTACCCGGTGCTGGTGCTGGCGACGAAGCGTGTGGCGCGCACGGTGTGGGGACCGGAGCTGAAGAAGTGGCAACACCTCGAGCACCTGCGCGCGTCGATCGTGCTGGGCACCGAACGCGAGCGGGCACGGGCGCTGGATGCCAGCGCGGAATACTTCTGCACCAATTACGACAATCTGGTCTGGCTGGCCGAGACCCTTGGTGACGACTGGCCCTTCAAGACCGTCGTCGCTGACGAGCTCACCAAGCTGAAATCCTTCCGCCTGCGTCAAGGCACCAAGCGTGGCAGGGCGCTGGCGAAATATGCACACACCAAGATAACCCGGTTCATCGGCCTCACCGGCACACCGTCGCCGAACGGGCTGAAGGATCTGTGGGGCCAGACATGGTTTCTGGACGAAGGCAAATCTCTCGGCCGCACCTTCACGTCGTTTCAGGAGCGGTGGTTCCAGATCAAGAAGGACGGCTACGGCCTCGAGCCGATGGAGCACACCGAGAAGGAGATCCACGAGCGGATCGCCAAGCTGTACATCACCGTCAAGGGGCTGCCGGTCGACGAGCCGATCTTCAAGGAGGTCTATGTCGACCTGCCCGAGAAGGCACGGCAGACCTACAAGACGATGAAGCGCGCCGCGTTTGCCGAGCTGCGCAAGGATGGCAAGGCCACTGTCGCGTCGAACGGCGGCGTCAAAACCAGCAAGCTGCGCCAGATCTGCAACGGCTTCATGTTCACGGGAGATCCCGAGAAGCCCGCCGAAAAGGACATGCACGAAAATCTCCATGACGAAAAGATCGCGGCACTGGAGAGCATCATTGAAGAGGCCAACGGCATGCCGGTGCTGGTGGCCTACAATTTCAAGCCGGATCTGGCGAAGCTGCAGAAGGCGTTCCCACAGGGCCGCGTGCTGGACGACAAGCAGAGCACTGTCGACGCGTGGAATCGTGGTGAGATCCCGGTGCTGTTTGCGCACCCGGCGTCGGCCGGGCACGGGTTGAACCTGCAGGACGGCGGCAACATCATCGCCTTCTATGGTCTGGACTGGAATCTGGAGCTCTACCAGCAGATCATCGAGCGCATTGGCCCGCTGCGGCAGAAACAGTCCGGCTACGATCGGCCGGTGTTCGTCTATCACATCATCGCCCGGGGCACGATCGAGATCGATGTGCTCGAGCGGCTGCGCAGCAAGCGGTCGGTGCAGGACATCCTGCTGGCCGCCATGGAGCGTGACGAGCTGGGCGCCCCGGATCCGGTGGAGCTGGAGCCGCTGGAAGATCTGGTGGGTTGACGCCCGGGTTACGAATCAGGGAATGTGCGCCCGGGCCGCGAGGCTTCGGGGCATCTTGCGGGTGCTCTGTCATTCCCCCCGGGATGGGGCCCCGCCGCCGTCCTAGACGCCCGGTGGGGCCTTCCCGTGCCAGCCGGAGCAGGCGATCGCCTCAGCCTGCACCTCCTCCACCCGGCGCCCCCAGCCCTTTCCGAAGTGCTCCCAGTCGGGCAGCCCCTTGAGATACGCCAGACGGGCATCACAGAGCGCACGGATGGCCCGCTCAGGCAGCTCGGCTTCGGCCGCCCGCAAGGTCACCGGGCCAAAAGCCCCGTCTGCGACCACGCCAAGGGCTCCCTGAAGGTATTTTACGGCCCTCCCCGGGCCGCTGTTTACGGCGAAATCGAAGGTGGCATGGTCCAGCCCGGCAGGCAGCCGGTCGGCCCCGCATTTCACCCAAAACTCGGTGTAGTAGAAATGGGCGACTTTGGCGGGCGTCAGGGCCCGCATCTCGTCCTCGGACACCTCAAGGGTGGCCCGGTCGGTGTATTCGGCCCAGCGCTTGCGCGTGACGCCCAGATTGGTCATCCCGCCCTTGTCGTGGGGGTTGTTCACGAAGCCGCCCTCGCGGCCCGGCTTGAGCAGCAGCCGGAGGCACTGGTCGAAGGTCTCTTTCATGGGGTGGCGGCGGGCGCGTTCGACGCGCTGCGGACGTTTACGAGCAGCTCTTCGCAGCTCTGCACCTGCGGCCAGTTTTTGACGATGGCGTAATACTGGCCCCGGGCGGTCTGCAGCTGGCCGGACCACGAATCGAGTGCCGCGGCGTTGCCCATCTGCTGGGCGAGGCACACCTGCCTCTTGGCGTCACGCAGATCCCGGTTGAGCTGGCCGATCTGGATCTGCACGAGGGTGTTCTGCTGGGTGGTGACATCGCTGGCCAGCGCGAACCCGCTGAGCCCAAGCCATGTCAGGTAGCCACACGCTTGCGCGGTGTGAAGACCGCCGATCAAAACGACACCCGCCAGAATTGAAGAGATGGCCATGTCGTAACGCTCGCGCTCTGTCTTCGGGCGCATTTTCGGCGGCACCATTTTCGCTGCGACGTCTTGGATCAAGTCGGTCATTAACTTTTTACGCCCCGAAAAAGAATCAACCGGCCCGTTAGCAATTTCGCTAAATCGTTCCCGGCTATCAAGAAAAAATTAGTGCGACTTTGGTTCCATTCTGCACCCCTGCATCGCGCCTTCGACAACAGGCAGCCAACCCATGTAGGCGAGCAACTGTGACGTTACGATTTTGGTCTTGGCGTCGGTGTTCGGCACAAGCGAAAGGGTGTCCCACAGCCGTTGGCGCGTCATCAGATCCGGCCGCTGGTTCTTGGTGTCGACGGCGCAGGGCACCGGGATGGCAATGTCTACATCCTTGGTGACGATCACCGGCTCGGACTTGTGCGCACATGACGTGACGAGAAAGACGACGGCCAGAATGCTGGCGGAAGCGAGCCTACTCATTTGCCAAACCCCACAGCGAAGATGTTGTCGACCGACGGGCACTTCGCGTCGGTCGGCTTGATCGCATTCACGCGTGCGATCCGATCGCGGTATTCCTTCTGGAGGCGCAGACGCTCGTCGACGAGATCCTGCGCGGCCGACTGGAGAGCAACACGCGCGGTCTCGAGCGACTTGACACCGATGTTGCACTTGTCGAGGCCGTTCGAGATCACGAGGTTGTTGGCGACCAGCTTGATGTTTTCCCGCTCTAGGCGCAGCGCCATCGGCCGGTAACCCTCGGAGATCTCCCAGCCCAGCAGGCTCATGCCGTTGAGCCGTATGCTCTGCACGACCGACACCGGCAGAGTTACGATGCCGATGCAGGCGAAGCAGAAGATCAGGATGCCCCAGAGCTTCTTGGCAAGAATCTCGGCGATGAAACTCATTTCGCTACGTCTCCCTTGGCTTTCATCCACAGTGCGCCGCCGGTAGTGGTCAGAAGCACACCACCGCCTGCGGCCCATGCCGCCAGCGCGGTTCCGTAGGCTGTCATGTCAGCGCTGTGGTCCGGCGTGTAGATGACCTTGTGCACGAGGGCGAAGATGAGGGCGCCCCCACCAACAATGTAAACCAGCAGAATGGAGAGAAACCCAGCGCGCAGCGGATCCAGCTGCTCGTTGTTGTCGTCCTCACACATCATGTTGAAGATCTGGCGGAAGAAAGATTTCATTGGGCCACCTGCTGTGTCTGGCTTTCGTCGTTCCAGTATTCGTCATCCCAGATCTCATAGGACTTCTGCCCCTCGCGCTTCGCGCGCTTTGGGCCGTAGGTGCTGGCACCGAAGCCGAGGCCGTCGGCGATCATCACGGCCAAAAACGGCGCAGCGTTAGGATCCTGCAGCGCTTCGTAGCCGGTGCTGGCGCCGATCGGTGTTACCAAGCCAAGAGCGGTGTTGGTCCACGTCACCTTGTTACCGGCCATGTCGGTGCCGTTTGCCAGCGCGATCATCTTGCCGAGCAGCGGCGATGCCTTGCCTTCGATATAATCCTCTATGACGTCGATACGGGTGCGAGATCCGAACTTGCCGGTGCCCAACTCCGAGACGCGGCCGGACGTCGAGCTCTTGCTGGAGCCCATGATCAGGCGCGCGGCCAGCGTCACCATGGAGCCCATGCCGCCGGATATGTCGAACCGGGTGTCGCCGATTTTTATCTTTCCGAAGTTTGCCGAGCGCGGATCCCACTCGACACTGTCAGGATCCAGCATGCCCGCGATGGCGTAAACCAAGGCCATGGTACCGACGATGCGCGCCAGATTCATCGCAGCCTGACGGCGCACGAAGTTGCGCGCGGGGCCCTTCTCGATGCCGAAGCCCAGCGTGTGCCCCGTGAGTGTGTCCCAGTTGGACTTCAGGAAGCGCAACGAGAAGAACGCGGCGTTGACCCAGTCTGCGGGCCTGTCGCCAACCAAGGCTTTCACGCTGCCGCGGCCGGTCATGGAGTTGATCAGATCCCCGATGCCTTCTGCCGCACCACCGGGCGCGGACAAGTCGACGCCAGCGGCCTCGGCTTTAGGAATCAGGCGATCGGCGATGTCGGCGCGGAAGCGCAGCGAGCCACCAACAAAAGCCGATTCCGACATTTTGTAGACGCGTCCAAAAACCGGAATTTTCTCCGGCAAGGCGGTGGGGAAAGCCTCTTCGAACTGCTGCCCGAGGGCGAGCTTCATGTTGTCGTATTTGCCCATCATCGCGTTGGGCCGGGAGTAGATGTCGGCTTTGAGTGCAGAGATTGGATCGCCACCAACAGCCACACTGGCCATGTCGCTCCACGATTTCACAAAACCCTTGGCCCAGATATCGGGATGGTTGATCAGTGTCCTGAGACCCTGACGGCCGAAGAAGCTGTTGTCGAGCGATGCGACGACACCCTTGACGGAGTTGGCGGCGTCGAGAAGCGCGCGGCCGTTGGGTTGCGTCAGCCACTCCTTGAAGTTCTTGGCGTTTGCATCGCGCATCAGCACACCAACATAGTCCTGATATGCGACGAGCGCGGTGCCGTAGGCCAGCCGATCGGTCTCGCTGGTCCACTCCTGTGTATCCGCGTTCCACTTTTCCTTGAGCGCGGAGATGTTCTTGGCGCCGGTCGAGATGGTCTTGGCCTCGTCGAAGGTCACGGACGCACCGAACTTCTTGGCGGCCAGATCCGCAAGGAAGGCCTTCTCTTCGGCGGGCTCGAGCACGTTCTCCAGCTTCTTCACCTTCTCGATGAAGTCCTTGCGGGTCTTCGGCGACAGACCGGACATGTCCGTGGCCCACCGCTGCAGGCCCGCGATCTGGTCCTTCAGGAGCAGCTTGCTTTCGAACGCGGCGTTCACACCCTCGGCGTTGGCCGGTCCTACGATCTTGGCGAAGTAGGCACGGCGATCGGCGCTGGTCATGTCCATCAGCTTCCCGGGATCGATCGCACCGGACTTCAGTGCGGCGAGAAACTTCTGAGCATCAGGTTTCGGAATGCAATACGACATTAGAATTGCGCCCTCAGATATGCGACCAGCTTTTCAAGCAGCTTTGCGTTGTCATCCGCCAAACCAAGAATAGTATTGCAGTGCGAACATATCCAACCACGAAAAAGACCAGTCAAGTGGCAGTGATCGAAACATATCCTTCGTGCCTGCCCACACACTTCGCAATTTTTGGGTTTTGGTCGGCCTGCTTCTTTTAGCTGGCGCGCTGCATATTTTTCCACCTGCCTTCTGCGTTTCTCTTCGTAAGGAATTTTACCTTTTTTCTTGTTGGCCTCTGACAGCTTCCTTCTGTGCTCCGCAGTTTTAACTCTGCCTTTTCCTGCAGCTGAAATTTTTGCACGGTGTTCTGGCGTTTTTACAACCATACTTAGTTTTGCTCGGTGCTCCGCAGAGTGCTTGCGGCCGGTTAAAGAAGCACGCATTTTAGCTTTCGCTTCTTCCGACAGCTTATGTCCTTTCACAAAAACCACAGGCTACACCTTGCAAATAAGAGACGCGATGAAATCGTTCCAGTTGGCCTTCTTGGTCGACTTGGCTGTCGCCCGCGACACACGAAGACCACGCTCTACCGTTTCATTGATCTTGGCCTCCGGGTCAATGCCACGGGCTTTACCACGGGCTTCGCGGGCCAGACGGATCTGCCGCATGGCCTCGGCCGGGGTATCCTTGAGCCGGTTACGCCACGCGGCCGTCTGCTGGCCTTGGGTGGTGGCGAGCTCGGATATGGGCGACCGGCTCAGGCGTTCTTGCAGCGCGTAGTCGTTATTGGCGATGGCGGCTTTTTCCAGCTCGATGAACACGAACTGGGGGTGGACACCCGTCAGCGATTTTGCCTCGAGCATGGCGATTGCCAGTGCCCGCTCAGGATCCTCGGCCACCAGACGTGCGGCGCGATCCAGTTGGGGCTTCTCCTCCCCGACATCATAGGCTTCGCCGTTTATCGCACGGAAACGGGTCTCACCAGTGCCGTCGATCGGCTGCTGCGCCCGGCGACGGGGCGCGCGATCGGGGATCGGGGGCAGATCCACAACCGTAGTGCTCGAGGGGCCTGCGTTGTTGCCAAACATGGCGGCGTAAGTGGGATCCTGCCGGATCATCTTCTCACGCAGCGAAGACGGCACGCGCGGAGAGAAGGACGCGCTTTCTACCGTCTGGAATTTTGACGGGTCGAACGGGCCCCACTTCGCAGCGTTGGGACCGAGCACTTCACCCTGCCCATCGGCGAACTGGCTGATAGCGTCCTGCTTCAGCCGTTCGCTGACCGCGTTGGCCTCCTCGGCCGTCAGCGGACGATCGAGCTGCATGGCGACTGCGGGCGCACCGGACTTGCCGTAAATGCGACGGGCACGCTCTGCAATGACGCGGGCGCCGGTATCCTCGACAACGGCGCGGGCCTCGTCGACGGTGAAAGACTGGCCACCGTCCAGACGATCGAGGCGCAGGTTGATGGTCGCGCCTTCCGGCGCGGCGGGATGCAGATAGTCCAGAAGGCGCTCCTGCGCCTCGGCGGCTTCGTCCCACGAGGGGTACACCGGGGCGCGCTGCAGCTCGGCCGACATCTCCTTGGGGTCGAGCACCATGAGCACAACGTCCGGCTTGCCGCCGTTGAACTTCTTGTACAGATCCTTGTCCCAGCCTTCAGGCGCATACTCGTCGTTCCACGACGTGCGTGCGGCCTCGACGAAGCCGAAGCGGTGATAGAACTTCGGAAGGATGGTGTCGAAGGCGTCAAGCTTCACACCACCAGCGGCGACGGCGACTTCCATCATCGCGCTGCCGCTCTTGTCGGTGGAGAACACCGACACAATGTCGCCGTCAGGCTTCACCGCCACGCCGCTCTTGCCGTTGTCGGCGAGCATCAGGCGGAAGTTCTTGTAGTCCTCGACCGGGTACACGGCGACGGCCGCGCCGAAGCGGTTGGCGCTCTTCGCAGCGGTGATCAGGTCGGCGAAGCGGCGGGCGTTGGAATCCGTCTGCTCGAGCTCGAGCACGCGGGCGGGAATGTTGACGCCTGCAGCGGTGTAGCTTTCACGCAGATCCTTGCCAGCGTTCCACTCCGCGGCATAGGTGACACCGAGCGACTTTAGAAGCCGCCCGCGGCCGCCATCTCTTCCGCCTCCTCGCGTGTAAGACCGGGATGATCCCGCATCGCCTGCGCGATCGGATCGGAGCTGTCGAGTTGTGTCGAGCCTTGGAGAGAACTGAGCGGCAGCATACGGCTGGGCGTCTGCCCCGGCTCCGAGGGGTCCACCGGCAAAGTCTTCACCCGGGACAGGCCCCGGAAGAGCTCCCTCTCGGTTTCTGTCGGCGAAGCGCCGGGCGACGTCGTCGAGACGTGCGCGGTTGACTTCAGGTCTTTCATACCAAGCCTCGTTGCCGCTTGCGGTGACCTTGAATTTCGAGGGCACTACGCCGTTGGCGGGTTTTTTGATCTCTTCCAGAAACGCACGGAAGGCCGGGACGCTGAATTCGTAGCGCCCGCCCGAGGGGGTGTCATAGCGGAAAAAGGGCCGGTTGTCATCATCCCGGCCGTACCGGGCGCCATACTCGTAGGCCCCGTATTCACCCTGTTTTGCGGTCACGTCGGCGATCGCCGACCGGTTGGACTTGGAGATCAGGGCATCGTCCAGAATGGCCCCCAGCGTGCCGTGGGAGGCTTCCTGCTGGGAGTAGGCGACCCAGCTCTCCCAGTGGTAGCGCCCCACGGAGGCGTCCTGCGGGCGCCCAGCGGCGGCGTAAATGGACCCGATCTTGGCCTGCAGGCCCCGCTCGATCGCCTCGTAAGCCAGCAGGCCGCGGACGCCGTAGGTCAGGTTGGCCAGCGGGGTGCCGGTGATCACCTTGCCCTCGGCGTCCTTCTGGCCGTCGTAGATGTTGGTGTCCTTGAACCGGCCGTCGTCCCACAGCTGGCGCGTCTGGACGCGGTCGATGACCATGACGTCGCTGTGACCGGCAACCAGCAGGGTGAAGGAGACCACCTTGTTGTCGATGCCGACGCCTTCGCCGAACTTCATGAACTCGCGGCGGATCTGCTGGCCGGTCATGTTCGGATCGCTGAACATCTCGTGCAGGTGCTGCATCCGGGTTTTGCCGGTCTCATCCTTCAGCGCCATGTTCACGAGGAAGTTGTTGCCGAACGCGTTGAGATTGTGCGTGGCACCGGCACCGGGCTGGCCCGAGCCCTTGGGCGCCACAGAGCGGGCCCACGCCTCGTACTCGGGCATGTCGTCCTTGGTGAAGTTGCCGTCGGCCGCGCGTTGGATCCACGGCGCGGCGCCATCAAAGGCGTCGATGAAGAGGCTTTCCTGAACATATGGTGACACGCCACGCGAGAGGAACGACCAGAGGAAAAGCTTGCCGGTTGTGACCGGCGTCAGCTGGCCGCTTTCATAGGCGGCACGGAATTTCGCGGCCTGCTCAAAACCGTGGGTCGCATCTTCAATCTGGCCCGCGGACAGGGCAGACACCTTGTTGGTGGCCTCCGCGCTGTTGAGATCGCGGATGAAGGCATACGGCGGGATCGGCACGTCGCTGCCCCCAAGGGCATACGCCATCATCTCCGACCACGCCTCCGGGGACTTGGTCGGGTTCTTGAACTTCGACAGGACGTCGTCGAGATTTTCGAGCTGCTTGCCAGCGTTGCCATTGGTGGTCGTCTGGGTCAGCAGCGTCTGCGGCTCGCCCTTGTTGTTGAGCGCGAACTTCGGCGGATTGAGAACGCGGACACGCAGCGACGGTGCGAAGCCGTGCACGTTCTTGTCGGCGACATCCTTGCCGGGCTTGGAGATCTTGATCTTGGGGCTGAACTTCGGCTGGCCACGCATGACTTCAGCGCGCATTTGCGGCGTGATGTCGAGCGAGTGGACGGGTGTGTTGCCTGTGTTTTTCGCCTTGTTTTCAGGATCGTTGATGTATTCCTGTGTCAGAACACGGCGCTCGGCCTGCGATGTGTTGTTCCACGTCTCGTCCGACATGTCGTGGTATTGCGCGACATCTTCGGGTTGAGCTGCGGCATCGCGCAAGGTCGTGCCCGCTGTCGGCACCACGCCGTCTTCGACCTTGGCGGCCCACTTCTTGACGTACTTGTCGACAAACGCGGGCAGGATCTTGTCGTAGAACCCGCGCATGCCGGAGCCGCCGACCTTCAGGCCGTCGCCATCGACGCGACCTTCGCTCTTTTTCGACTGCACGATCCCGTCGGCGATGTCCTTGCCGACAACGTCAGGGATCTCTTCTGCCGGAATCGTCTTTCCGTAAATCACGTCACCGTCGTGATCGTAGACATCGAGATGATACTTGCCGGTCGCGGTCTTGTACCAGTCAATGTATTCAACCTTCTGGCTCAGGTCATAGCGATCGGCGTTGGTGTCGCCGGTATCCCACGTCACACGGTCATAGCCGTTCTCGACGGCATAGCGCAGGGCCCGCTTGAAGGCGAGCTCGTGCCATGTGGTCTTGAACGGGGCGTCTGGCACGGCGCTGCGGGCCTTGCGCAAGGCTTCGACAGCGTCGTTGTGCTTCTTGATAGCCGCCAGCATCTCAGGATCGCTGTCGATCGCGTTTACGCGACTGAGAGCCTCCATGGCTTCAGGGCTGGCGTCGTCATAGATTTCACGTTTGCTGGTGTACTTGCCGCCCGTTGCTTCGGCGAACTTCTTCTCGCGCAAAGCATACATCTCGTCGGTGGCTTTTTTGCTGGCTTCAACCAGCGCAGGCACCTTGGAAGCATCGCCGTATCCGTTCTTGCGGCCGATCTGGTGCCAGTCGCTCTGGATCTCGGCGATGTGCAGGATCTTCTCGCCGTTCGGCCCGGTGCGGGTATCGAAACGGATGTGGGCAAGGACATTGGATTCGGCCCAATGCTTTCCTTTGAAATTTCCAGCAGCAGATCCGATCGGAGAATTCTTCGCTGCGCGGGCAATAGCATCCTGCGCGGTGCGTGCGGATTCCCGCGGCACACCAAGAATCCAACGCTTGTTTGCATCGCGCACTTCCCAAATCGGGCCACTGGCAGGATCGCCTTCAGCCTCTTTCGCTGTCCACCCTGTGGTGTCGCGGGGAATCGCAGGAAGCGTGAGCAGGAGCTCGTGGTAGTCCTTGCCGCCGGGCAGCGAGTATTCGGCGAACTTCGTCGGGTTGTCGCTGTTCGCAATGCGCTCCAGCTCGACCATGCGATCGTAAGCCGCCTGCGGCATGTCTTCCATTTGCGCGCGGTACTGCGCGCGGAGTTCGTCGTATTCCGCCTCTTCCGCAGGGCCGATGACGCCGCCCTTCATCACTTCTTCGATCTTTACCGAGCCGACTTCCAGCTGCTCGAGCACCTCGGCCTTGGTCACCGGGCGCGTCTGGGCACCCAGCCACTTGTCGATGCCAGTGGTCTTGATCTCCTCGGCCTTGATGCCGGGCATGTTCTTGATGGTCGCCAGCCACTGGCCGGGAGGTGCCTTGTCGAACTTCACGCTGTCGACGGCACGCTCCAGCGCAGAGAAGAACACCGGGCCTTTCTCTTCGACCTTGGGGCTGAACTGCGGCTTGCCGCCAGTATCCTGCGCCATCTGGTTGGCGACAAAACGGTCGGCGTCGGTCGGGTTGCCGGTCTCGGCTTCGCGCGGCGTGGGCTTGCCGATCCGCACAGGCTCGCCGGAGGCGGGCTTCTTGGCGGCGGGCTCTTCGGTCTTTTCCTTCGTGACCTCGGCAGCCTTGGCCATGCGCGCATGTGCTTCGACCATCTTGGCCCGCACAACGGCCATGTCCTCGTTGTCGGTCTTGGGGTTGACCCGGTCCTCGATCGCGGCGCGAATCTTCGCGAGACGATCCCGAGCGGCCTTGGTCAGGTACTTCTCACCGCCGCGCACCTTGGCGACGATCGCCTTCTCTTCGGCGCGCAGGTGGGCGACTTGGGGGCTCTTCTCCGCATCGCTGCGGCGTTTGGTGTCCAGCTCGCCCAGCCAGCGCTTGTAGACCTCGGCCTGCTGCTTGGCCTCGGCATAGCCTTCGCGCGGCTTGGGGCCAGCGCGTGTGGGGTTGGCCTCCTTGCCGACCATCGCCTCGGTGACGACGTTCTCGGCGGTCGGCGCCTTGTCGGACAGGCCTTCCGTCTCGCCGATCTTGGCGGCGTGCATCTTCGCGATGGTGTCGTGGATCTGGTCGAGGTTGGTCACCCACTTGTCGGTCTCGAACATGCGGGCAGGCTTGAAGAACTTCTGCAGCGTGTTGAAGCTCTCGCGCAGGCTGGTCATCAGCTTGCCCAGAACGTCGGTGGCGACGTTCTTGCCGTAGCGTTCCTCGACGGCACCAATGACCTTCTCGACGAAGCCGGTGAACCGCGGCGCATCGCCGATCATGTCCTTGCCAAGCTCGTTGTACAGGTGGTCCAGCACGGCGTCAGCATGCGCGGCCTGCCCTTCCGGTGTGGAGGGGAAAGAAGCGCGGCTGGGCGCAGTTTCGGAGTGCAGCTCGAGGGCGAGGCGAGCATCGCTGGTCAGGCCTTCAGCCAGCTGCTGCTTCAGCATCTGGTTCAGGTTGCTGCCGTCCGGCAGCTTCACACCTTCGAAGGTGTGGCCGAGCTCGTGCATCGATATCTGCGCAACAGCACGCGTCGGGTTGCTGGAGATGAAGACGGTGTTCGGCTGGCGCTCGTCAACCACACCGTCGAAGCCCTTTTCTCCGATGTCTTTAACAAAGACGACATCCACACCGTACTTCGCAAAATGTTCGCGAGCTGCATTGGCGAATTCCGGCGTGACGGCACCAGCATCCGGTTTTGCCGGATCCGGTTCCCATGCTTCCAGCGGCTCGGCGATGGCATCACGGTTGTTGGCGTACAGCTGGTCGACAGCGGCCTGCCGCTTCGACCGCAGGTTGGGCAGATCCTGATCGAGAGACTTCTTGGTCTCGTCGATCATCTGGTCGAGCGATGCACGAGGGGCGCCAGTCGGCGAAGCGACGGCCGCCTCGGCCGCAGCGGCGATCGCAGTGTCGACATCCGGCGCAGCGAGGACGCTGTCGACCGAGACCTTCTGCTGCGGTGTGATGGTGTCGGCCGGGGGAGCCGCGGTCGTTGTATCGATCAGAGGCGTGCCGGTGTTGGGCGGGGGCGGCGCAGCGGCATCGGGCGGTGGCGGTGCGGCCGTATCCGGTGCAGCCGTGGGCTCCTTGCCCGGGGCGAAGTCACCCAGACCACCGGACAACTGGTTGTCGCGGTGCTGGATGTAGGCATCGACCTTGCTGTTGTCGGCCGGAGCTTCAGCAGCAGGTGTCAGGGCTTCTGTAATCCCTTTTGCGCCGCCACCCATAATGCCGCCGGTAAGGCCACCAATGATGGCGCTCAGCGCGGCACTCTTGGCGGTCTCGGCAGTGAAAAACGGTTTGTCGGATGCCGCGCTGACAGCAGCGCTGGAAATAAGATCCTGCGCACCTTCTGTGCCCGCTTCAATTACACCAGACTCCCCGGTCTCGGCCAATATACGCTTCACAACACCACGGACAGCTTCGGCTTTCGCTTCCTTCGTACCAAGGCCGCCAACCCAACGTGTTGGGTTGATGGTATCGAGCGCGGTGATCGGGATGGCGGCGCCGAAAGCCCATTTCGCGGCCTGTTCTTTCGGAACACCTGCGGCTTTCAACTGGCCGTAGACGTCGCCGTAATTCAAAACATATGAGGGGGCGGCGGCGCCAAAGGCCGCGCCGCCCGGCCCCGCGACGGCTCCACCACCGAGAGCACCAACAATGGATGCAGCAGAAGAACCAATCGCGCCACCAACACCTTCACCAACCCACGTCAGTGTTTTTCCAAGATCGAAATTCTTTAGGCTGGGTTCCTCGGCGCGAAGGGCAAAATCCTTCGGCGACTTGTTCGCAAGCTCGAGCACTTGTTTGGATGCATCGCGCAACATCTCGTCGATGTGTGGTGCCTTGTCCTGCATCTTCCGCATGGACTCGGTGACCGCACCCATTCCCGTCTCGGAATCGACACGATCGGTGTTGTTTGGTACGAGGAACGAAAACCCCTCAAGTGTTTCAGCTGTTGCCCGCGGATTGTCGCCCATTAGTTTTGTCACCAAACCACGGGTCAGCGCCCAGTGGTCAGATGGCTTCTCTGGTGCGTCCGAGGGGGCTTCACCCTTTATACTGTTCAATACGTCGTTATTGGGCAGGCCGCTTTTCACCGGGCCGGTATCACGCATCATGGAGTTGATCAGGCCACCCTTTAAAGGGTCCGGGGCCTTGGCCAAGAAATCAACAATCTCGCTATCGTCATAACCAGACTTGCGCGCAGCCGCAGTGTCGAACTCCTTCATCGGTGCGAGGAAGTCGGCAATCTCGCTGTCGGAATAACCAGCCTTGCGTGCGCCTGCTACATCAAACGGCATCAGCCGCCCCCGCTAAGGAAGCTCTTGAGGGGCGGTTTTGGCTTGCCATCGACAGCGGCCTTCTTGGGCGGCTTGAAAATGGCCGCCATATCCTCGAGGCCGGGCTTGCCCTTTAGAGAGTTGTACACAACGCTGCCATCAGTAACATTTCTGATGATGGGGGCGCCACTTGCAGTCTGCGCAGGCTTCCCATCCTTATCCATCACAGGAACCGCGCGGGTGGCGTTCTTGATCGCGGCGTCCAGCATGGTTTTTTGATGATCGGTTGCCGCCAACTTCGCAGCAGCGTCAACTTGCGCGGCGATCTGCTTGTCGAGGCGGGCGTTAGCGGCGTCATCGGACATGCTGGCGGCCTTGAGCGTTGTGTTGGCCGACAGTAGCGCGCGGCGATCGTCGCCCGCCTCGCGTGTGGAGAGATTCTGATCCTCATGTTCGCGGGTAAGCACCGCCTCGCCGGAACGCCAAGTCTGCTCCTTGGTTGACGCCTTGTCCGCAATGTCGGCAGCCTGCACGCGGCCGCGGGTCTCACGGCCTTCGGCCAGAGATTCAGCCAGCTCGGTGCGCTGGCGCTCGAGGTCGGCGCGCTGGGCGGTCAGCAACATGTCACCGGCCGTGGTGGCGATGGTCTTGCCCATCTCGGACAGGCCGCCGTTGATATTAAACCCCATCGGTCGGTACCTCTTCAGTGGGCTCTTCGTCCGGCACTTCGGTCGGCGAGCTGGTGCCCGGCGCCTTGACCAGACCGGCCTTGCGCTTCATCTGCTCCATCAGGGCAGGATCCTTGGTCGTATTCTCGACGGCTTCGTTGCCCTTGATCAGCATCTGGGGTGTGATGCCCAGAAGCTTGAAGATGGTGTTGGCGTAGGCCTTGCTGGCGATCGCCAGCTCCTCGGTGCCGACCTTGGCAATGCCTGCCTTGTCGCAGAAGTCCAGCGCGTGCATCATGAGCGTGGCGCCCGCAGGCACCATGGCGTTCACCGGCATGGTGTCGCGCGACTGCTTCTTGAGAATTCCCACGAGGGCAGCGGCGCCCTTCCCGCAGTCGGTGATCGGATCCTTGCTGTCCTTCAGCTTCGCCAGAATGCTGTCGGGGCCGCCTTCCAGACCCGCCTTGGATCCGGCGACGACGATCTTGGCATAGACCGGCTTGATGCTGTCGGTGAGATTGCTTTCGATTTTCTCTTCGGCAGCCTTGAGAACGGAGTTGTCAGACAACACCGGCTTTTTTGCGGGAGCCATGGTTCACCTAGCGGTTGATCAGGCCGACGCCGCCGGTCACGTTTATGCGACGGGCTGTCGGGATGTTGGAATTCATGTTGCCGAGTTCTTTCTGGGCCAACGCAGCTTGAGCGTTGTTGGCCGCGGCCTGTGCTTCGTAGGCCTTGATCCGCGCAGGCTTCAGTTCGTCGGTGGCGCCAGACAGGAAGGATCCTGCAGCTTGCACCACACCCACGCCCAACATGGCGCTGGCGTTGCTGCCCCAGAAGCTGGGCGTCTTGGTCCACTGCTTGCCGTCGTAAGACCAGCTGCCACCGTTCTCGTCTTCGTACTTCTCGCCCAGCTTCCATGACGACGCATCGCCCGGGGGACCGTTGACCTTGCCGGTAGCAGCCGCCGCGTTGTTTTTGGTTGCGGCGGTATTGGTGCTGGTGCCCGAAGACGGCGCGTTGTCGGCGTTCGTGGGCCCTTCGGTGGTGTTGTCGGGAGACGTCGCCTTCTTGGCCAGCACCTTGGTGTTGTCGACTACCTTCTGTGCCCCGCTCGGGGAGCCGCCACCACCAAAAGCACCAGCTCCCAGAATGTCGTCTGCGGAATCTGAGGTCTGGTTAAAGCCGCCGATGTGGTTGATCGCATCGAACACATCCTCGGAGGTGCCGCCCGCATTCGCACCGCTGAAAGCGCCCACGCCCAGAATGTCGTCGGCCGAATCCGAAACTTGGTTGAAGCCGCCGTTGATCGGGCCGGTAGCGCCCGAGGTGGCCGCACCTGCTTCGCTGGTGGCTGCGCCTGCGCTGCCGAACACGGAGTTGATGGTAGCGCCTTCGCCGAACGCACCGACGGCGCTGGCCAAAGATCCGACGCCACCGATGCCGCCGAGAACTAGGCCAGCGGTCTTGAGCTCCTTGACGCCAGCGATCTCACCGATTGCGCCCAGCGTGGCGCCGACCGCGCCGATCGCGGCGAAGGTGGTGCCCAAGGTGGCGGTGCCAGCGAGGACGGCGCCAAAGCCCGCCATGCCGACTGACGACACGGCAGCAATCGCCGGAATGATTGCAACAACAGGCATTGTCTATCCCCTAGATCCTGAGCCCCGGATCTGTGTGATCCGGTAATGAACATCATATTCGTCGCGGCCTGTCACCTCGAAACCAAGGGCTTCGTTGAAACGCTGCTGCCGCTGCATTTGATGCGGAGTTTTCGTAACAGCAAAACCGAAACGGCTGATCTTCTCTTGCAGAAAGTCATTAATGATTCGGCGCGAGAGCCTGCCGTCGCCGGTCGGTTGGAAGTGAAACTCAGGCCCCTTCTCGCACAGAATGGCGATCGGCTTTTCTGGATCCGGCGCCCCGCGCACTTCGTATTCGGCGAGCCCAGCGACGAACTGATCCTTGGTGATGTAGACGTGCGGCTCTACACCTTCCCACAGCTTGTCGAGGAGCGCGCCACGAGACATCACGACAGGTTCACCGTGTCCACATAGTTGCCGTTGGCGTCGTAGCGATTGCCGCTCGGATCGGTGTACGCGATCGCGGGCGTGCCGCCATAGCCGCTGTTAGCGCCATAGCCGTAGCCGTTGTTGTCGAGGCCGCCATTGGCCACACCGTTCGCGAAGCTGTTCACGACCGAGCTGCCACCACCACCCGGGGCGGGAGTGCCACCGCCGAAGTCCAGAAGGCTTTGCAGGCCCGGCACGCCGGAGATCTGCGACAGCGTTGCGAGGAAGTCGTTGAGCTGGGTGACCTGATTGTTGAGGGCCGTCTGCTTCTGGCTCTCGGACAGATCCTTGTTGGTCTGGATGTTCGACATCGTCGTCAGCATCTGGGTGTAGACCTGAGCCGCGCTGGACGATGTCTGCAGCAGGTTCTTGTTCTTCTCTGTCAGCTGCTGGACGGCCATGTTGACTTCACCGTTGGCCTTGATGTTGTCCAGAGCGGCGGCGTTGACCATGCCCTGCACGACGCGTGCGTTCTCGTTGTTCATCGACGCGATGATCTGGGCAGACTGGTTGTTCTTCTCTGCGATCGACAGGCTGTTGTCGGCCTGAATGCGCGCGATCAGCTGCTGCGAGACGTTGTTGGCCGACGAGATGGCCTTCTGGGCTTCCGACGCCATCTGCTGGGCCGTCAGTGTCGTGTTGGACGACAGTTGTCCGAGGTAGGTCTGGAGCTTGGCCTGTGTGTCGGCCACCAGCACGGACGTCTTGTCCTGCATGTCCTGCGCACTGAGCGTGGTGTCGGCCTGCAGCTTGGCGATCTGCGAGGCGTTTTCGGCGCCCGCGTTGAATTCCAGAGCCTTATTACCGGCCGCTGTGTTCTCGCTGGCCGCCTTGGCATACGTCGCCGCGTCCGCAGCCGCGATCGGCAGGGCCGCCTTGTAGACGGAATCCTGCCCAGCGCTGATGGCCTGAGACGAGTTGATCAGGCCGCGCTGGTTCATCGTCTGCTTGGCAGCAGTCTGGGCCTGCTGCATCAGCGGCGAGTCCGAGGCGATGATGTCCTTGATCTGGCCAGCCACGGTCATCTTCGGCGTGACGTCATACGTCTTCGCTTCATATGGCGTGGTGGCAGGAGCCTGAGCAGGTGCAGGAGCAGGCGGCGCCGCCGTGGGAGGAGGCGGCGTTGTGGTTTGCTGTAGGTTCTGCGGCGTCCCCTCGGGTGCAGGAGTGATCGGAGGCGGCGCCCCGTTGACGAGGCCGACCGGGCTGGAATCACCGGGGTTCAGAAGACTGGGCATGTTAGCTTTTGTCCTTCCCGGATTCGATATTGTCCTGCGAGACGTGTTTTTTGTTCGCTGTCAAGTAGGCAACTATTTTATCCGGGGTCCATTCACGTGCTGCGTCTGCGCAAATCGTGTTTCGATCTTCGTTTGATATTGTCGCGAACTCGCTTTCCGCCAGCTGCGCGTCGATCTGGTCCAGTTGCTTCGAAACCGGGATGCCGGAAGGAACCAACGTCGTGCGGTGGGGCTCGGACAAAGAACCGATGCGCTTGTCGAGACGGATGCCGATGCTTCCGTCCTCGTTGAGAATGCGCTGCGTCAAAACAGTTTCGATTTTCATTGGTGCCTCTTACACGAAATAGGTGATTGTGAACTGGAAGGTGCCATTGGAATAGCCAGCGTTGGAGTGGCTGCCGCCGGTCGCCATTTCAAAGATCTGGACAGTTGTGGTGCCGGTGATGGCCTTGGCCTGCAGCGTGAACGACTTGTCGTTGATGCACGCACCGATAAAGCTGTTGGTCGAATTGACCGTGAACGGGAGGCCGCCGATAATCGCCGTGGCACCATCTGCAGTGGCGGGGTACTGCAAACGGGCGGTAACAGTAACTTGGCGACCGATCTTGGTGTAGGTGGCCACCACGCCAGAGAAAGAAAGGCCTGTGCCGCTGGCGTCAGTCGGGGTCCACGTTCCTTCCTCGTAGTCGTCGAGCGTGTTGGCATCCGCCGACGGGTTCTGCGTGGCGGGAAACTTGATCTGGCCAGCACCAGCAGCGGAAATGTCCAGCAAGTTTGCCGGTGACCAAGCCGTCGCGTTGATGGTGCCGTAAGTTGCGCCGCCGTTAATACTGCGGAAATGGTGCGTGGTGTTTTGATAGTAATTCGAGGGATCGCCAGCGTTACCAGAAAGAACAAATTGATTGCTGCTAGAGCCTAGCAGGATCGTATAATTGCCAGACTGGTACATGGCCGCGTTTGCGCCGAGGTAGAAGCCAGATGCCGCCGCTGCGGAAACAGTGCTTGCGAACGTTGCCGCACCAGTAGTCGAAAGCCCAAGCGCCACAAGGCCGCTGTTATTGACGTAGATATTCAGCCCGGAAGTGGCACCGATCGCCATGTCAGTGACGTTCGTGCCGGAACCAAGCCAGCCTTTCACTGTAGAAAGAACAACAGCACTCGTTGTGGCGGTGTTTTGAACACGAAGCTGAGTTATGTCGCCGTTTTGGCTGACGTTGCCGGTGAAGGTTATCGTACCAGAATAAGAGTGCGCACCTGCGACCGTGCCCGAGAGGGTGGGCGACGAGAAGGTGCCGCCGGTCACCGTCTTGCCAGTGAAAGTCAGGGATGTCGGCAGAGAAACTGTAGCGGTGCCGGAAACCGTCGACACGCTGATCTCGTTAGCAGTGCCGGATACACCGAACACCACGGTACCACCCGCACCGAAGTTGACGCTCGAGCCGTCGGTGCCGGTGAAGGTCAGCGTGTTGGACAACGTGACCGTCTTTCCGGTGGCGACGGACAGGTTGCCGTTAAGCGTCAGTGTGCCAGTCGAGATCGTAAGCCCGGTGGCACCCGCATTCACCACGACAGCCTTATTGGCCGTCAGCGAAGAGGGCAGCTTATCGAAGCCCGCCGCGATCGCAGAGAATTCAGCACGAATAGACGCCGACGCACCAAATGATGATGTGACGGGCGCTCCCGAAGGATTATAGAAAGCGTTTGCCATTTTAGACCCCGACCTCGAAAAAGTTTCCTTTGCTCAGGTTCGCGGTCGCTCTGAGGATCTGCAGATTTTCTTCAACATGAAGGCCACAAACCGTTTTGCCTTTCAACGGAATTTTATGGTCGACATGGTGCGGCACCCCCGTTTCTTTCGTCAGGCGCCGGGCTTCTGCGTAAACAGCACGAATAGCGGGCCTGTTGGCAAAAGGTGGAATTTTTGTTCCGCGTTGTGTGACGCGTCGTTCGTTGGCGACAGGGGTGTTAGCTTCTAGGTTTTTATCACGCCAAATTTTTGCTTTGGCGTTCAGTTTTTTACGGTTTTTCTTTCCCCACACCGAGCGCATCGCGCTGTGTTTCTCTGGGTTGCATTTCTGCCATTCTTTCAGGCGCACTAGGCAGTGTTCTTTGCACAGCGTGCTTTTAGTCTTCTCACGGATATGACTCGCATGAAAAAACTTCAACGGCAAAAGTTTGTTGCACTTTTTACAAAGAACGAGCCGGGGGATCATACGCGCAAGCCCCTTCTCATGCTGTAATGGTATATTATCGAGTTCAGGTTGAAACTCTCGATGTAGTTGGTGCCACACGTTATGGCGACCTGTACGTTCTCCGCGGTCCCGGTCATGTCGACGTCTGTGGGAAGGAGGGTCTGCCCGTCCCAGATGAAATTGTCCCAGTAGAAAGCATCCCAGAAAGGAATGGCCGTCAGGTTTGACGAATAATCGACCGGCGACGGCTGTCCGATCATGTCTGTGCCATAGCCGAGCTTGTAGCCGAAAGCGATCGCGGCGTAGAAGCTGCTCTGGATCTCGATGCTGGCGGCGCGGAAGCGCTTCAGGATACGTGGCGACTTGATGGCGTTCCACGCCAGCATTGCGCGAGCAGCGATCGGGCCTCCATCAAACGAAGGGCCTACATCCAACTGATACACGTACCCAAGCTCGTCGGTGGATCCGAAATAAGACACCTCGCCGCCGGAAAGGGCGTTGTTGGTGTCGATGCAGTTCACCGGGTTCGGGAAATATACCGGGCAAGCACCCAGATACTGGTCATTGACCGACGTGACATAGAGGCCGTATCCGTCGCTGAAGAACAGGCGGTACTGGCTCTTGGCGTGCGACAACGCGCTTGCGCTGGTCTTGCTCGCTTCTGACTGAATGAACGGAAAGATGTTCTTGGTCAACACAGAGGAGTCGAAGTTGCCGAAGTTCAGCGATGCTTTCAGAGACACCACACCCATGTTGTCAAGCATGAAAATGTCGAAGAAGTTCTGCGCGGTGTAAGGCAGCGCCGACACACCACTGTTGTAGGTGATCAGGTTGAACGTCGTCGGATCTGTGCCGTACAGGATGTTCGCGGCGTTTTGCGTAAAGACCGCCAGCGTGGCCGTGGTCGTGGATCCCACCGAGCTGAGCAGTCCGGTGATGTCGTCGCCGACCGCGATTTCACCACCACCGTCGGTCGTCAGGTATTTGAACGGTGTTCCGATGCCGGAATGGATCAACGAGCTCTCGAACGACAGGAACAACATGTTCTTGTGGATCGCGATGAATTTCGGGCGATCGTCGGCCAGACCAGTCGTGATCGGCGCGTAGGTTTCGCCGTCGAATTCGAAGGCCTTGTTGGCGTTATCGCAGCCGTAGATCCGGCGCGTGCTGGACGAGCCGGAAAAGTTGCCCTTGTCGAACTGGTACTTGCCACCCGGCTGGATGACAATAGCAGTCTCCGCACCAGTGAGATTGAGCGTGGCGCCCGAGGGGGCGCAAGTCGCCGCACCGGCTGTAAAAGGGCCGCCGACAATGTTGGTGATGACCAGCTGGCCAGCAAGCGTGCTGGCTCCGAACGTACCGGACTGAACCTGCACACGCATGATGGTGGCGGTTACGCCACCCTTGGTGATGGTGTCGCCGTCCTGCGGTTCTGCGATCGCACCCCCAGTGAACTGGATGGTGTTGAACAGAGGCACATTCACCCAGCCTGCGGTCGAGGCCTTGTAGATGTCGCAGGCCGTGCCTGCTGCGTTGTCTCGGAAGGCGTAGACATTGTCCCGATTGGAGAAGGTCATCGCCACAACGCCGCGGATGGCGCCTGATCCCGGCACCGGGCCGATGTCGGCACGATAGTTTTCATACGCCAGCGCGAGATACTGCGCGTTGAGCAGCGACGTGATAGGTGAGGTGGCGTTTACCGCGGTGCCGATCAGGATGACGCCAACATAGACACCATGGCTGGTATCGAAGGTGCCGGTGACCTTGGTCACCACGATGTAAGGTGCTGCGCCCGTCACGATCGCGATCACAACACCAGTAGCGCCGCTGACCAGCTGGTTGACGGTATCCCCGGGGGCAGGAGCATTGGTGAAGGCGTCAAGATTGATGACGGTGTATGTGCCGTTGTGCGGCGCGGGCTGGCCGCTGAAGCGCTCGTAGCCTTGGATGCGGGCGTACCCGCCAGACTGGCTGCATTCGAAATTGACGACATCACGCAAGGCGCCGGGCTGCAGCGACAGGCTAGGCGTGGTGAGATCCAGCCCGCCCGGGAACATCTGGCCGTTGCCAGTTACGCCACCACCCAGACGGGTGATCTCATACTTGACCGGCACTGCAGCGAAAGGAGCCTTACCCCGTGCCATTACGCAAGCGGCTCCCCGCTGTTGAATTCGGGGAGATAGAGCATCTCGAGCTTGGCCATCATGTCGCCTTCGCCGTCGACGGCGCGCTGGTGCACTTCCGGTGCGCTTTCATAGGCGGCGTAGTAGCGCATGGCGCGATACACGATGAGCATGTCGAAACGCTTCGGTAGACGCCACGTCAGGCCGCGGTTCTTGGGCTCGTCGGCATCCAGCGTCATGATCTGCGGCGCCCAGTAGAAGTCGCCGGT